TCAGACGATCACGCCCTGGCTGCGCAGGTAGTCGTCGTAGCTGCCGCTGAAGTCGGTCACGCCGTTCTCGCCCAGCTCGATGATGCGGGTAGCCAGCGAGGAAACGAATTCGCGGTCGTGGCTGACGAAGATCAGCGTGCCCGGATAGTTGTCCAGCGCCAGGTTCAGCGCCTCGATGGACTCCATGTCCAGGTGGTTGGTCGGCTCGTCCATCACCAGCACGTTGGGACGCTTGAGGATCAGCCGGCCGAACAGCATGCGGCCCTGCTCGCCGCCGGAGATCACTTTCACCGACTTCTTGATCTCGTCGTTGGAGAACAGCATGCGGCCGAGGGTGCCGCGCACCAGTTGTTCGCCGCCCTGGGTCCACTGGGCCATCCAGTCGAACAGGCTCATGTCGTCGGCGAAGTCGTCGGCATGGTCCTGGGCGAAATAGCCGACGTCGGCGCTGTCGGTCCATTTCACCTCGCCGCCGTCCACCGGCAGGTCGCCGACCAGGCAGCGCAGCAGGGTGGTCTTGCCGATGCCGTTGGGGCCGATGATGGCGACGCGCTCGCCGGCCTCGACCTGCAGGCTCAGGCCCTTGAACAGCGGCTTGCCGTCATAGCCCTTGCTGATGTTTTCCACGGTCACCGCCTGGCGGTGCAGCTTCTTGTATTGCTCGAAGCGGATGAACGGGCTGACCCGGCTGGACGGCTTGACCTCTTCCAGCTGGATCTTGTCGATCTGCCGGGCGCGGCTGGTGGCCTGCTTGGCCTTGGAGGCGTTGGCCGAGAAGCGGCTGACGAAGGATTGCAGCTCGGCGATCTGCGCCTTCTTCTTGGCGTTGTCCGACAGCAGGCGCTCGCGGGCCTGTTCGGCGGCGGTCATGTACTCGTCGTAGTTGCCCGGGAACAGGCGCAGCTCGCCGTAGTCCAGGTCGGCCATGTGGGTGCAGACGCTGTTCAGGAAGTGGCGATCGTGGGAAATGATGATCATGGTGCTGTTGCGCGCGGTGAGCACGCCTTCCAGCCAGCGGATGGTGTTGATGTCCAGGTGGTTGGTCGGTTCGTCGAGCAGCAGCACGTCCGGGTCCGAGAACAGCGCCTGGGCCAGCAGCACGCGCAGCTTCCAGCCGGGGGCGACGGCGCTCATCGGGCCGAAGTGCTGCTCCAGCGGGATGCCCAGGCCGAGCAGCAGCTCGCCGGCGCGGGACTCGGCGGTGTAGCCGTCGAACTCGGCGAACTGGACTTCCAGCTCGGCCACCGCCATGCCATCTGCCTCGCTCATTTCCGGCAGCGAGTAGATGCGGTCGCGCTCGGCCTTCACCGCCCAGAGTTCCTCGTGGCCCATGATCACCGTATCGATGACGCTGAAGTCCTCGTAGGCGAACTGGTCCTGGCGCAGCTTGCCCAGGCGCACGTTGGGTTCCAGCATGACCTGGCCGGCGCTCGGCTCCAGGTCGTTGCCGAGGATCTTCATGAAGGTTGACTTGCCGCAACCGTTGGCGCCGATCAGGCCGTAGCGGTTGCCGTTGCCGAACTTGACGGAAACGTTCTCGAACAGCGGCTTGGCGCCGAACTGCATGGTGATGTTAGCTGTAGATATCAAGGCATTGTCCTGCGGGGCTTTGCGGGATGGTTACGCGCCTTCCTCTGCTTCCTGTACCAATTCCGTACCAGTTTTAACCCTGGTCGGTAGCTTCTCCAGCTCGCTCCAATCCGAGGCGGAGTTCAGCCACTTGGCATAGGTCGATAGCAGCATCTGCACGCTGTGGCCTAGCTGCCCAGCGATAAACGCAGGGTTCATGCCGGCCATCAGGCACATGGTCGCGTATGTGTGGCGGGTGTCGTACTGCCGGCGCCTTCGGATGGATAGAGCATCCAGCGCGGCGTGGAAGTGCTTTATGGTAACACTTGGCTCCTTGATCCACAGCCCGCCCTTGCTCGGAGGGAACACGAAGGGGCTTACTGCGAACTCGGAGACGGAGGCGACGCGCTTCAGCCGCGCAATCCGCTTGGCCTCTGCCAGGGCATTCAGGGCGCGTTCGTTGAGCAGAACGTCGCGTTCGTGCTTGGTCTTTACGCGCTCTTCGATTCCGCGATCTATGACGATCCGGCACACGTGGATGCGCCGGGCCTCTTCGTCTACCTCGTCCCATCTGATGGCGAAAGCTTCCCCAGGCCGCAACCCTGTGAAGAACAGAAACTCGTACAGCGCGGCGTAGATCCTTGAGTACTTCCCAAGAGTCGCGTACAGGTGCTGGATGATGCGTTCTGCCTCGTCCCGTGTGAATGGATCCACCAGCTTCTTCGAAACCCTCGGCTTCTCAAGAGGCGCCATCGGGTTCTTCTTGATCAGCCCGTCCTTCACAGCGGAATCTAGGATCGTCGACAGCTTGAACATCGCGTTCCGCTTCACGCCTGGCGACGTCCACTCGATGCTGCTGATGATTCGGCGCAAGAGGGTAGGGGTGATCTGATCAAGCCGGGCTACTGCTAGATGCGGCATCCAGTATTGGTTGAGGATGCTCTTGTAGTTCTTGCGTGTCCCAAGCACGATCTCTCGGCTGTCTAGCCAGAGTTGAGCATGCTCACCGAACAGGGGAATTTGGTTGCTGACCGACTCAGCAATCGCAGACCCGGGGAAGAACTCTGCATACTTGGCTTCGTCCATGATGCCAAGCTTGATGGCATGGACTACCTGATCTCTAAGACCGGATGCAGTCTTAATCCCTTTTTGCGTCGCGGGATAGGGGAGTGTTTCGCACTTCCTTGTTCCGTTCCACATGAAGCGGATACGGATAGAGTTGCCGATGACTTCCACCCCGGTGGGCATACCCAAAGGCTTTCGAGCCATTCGTCGTATCTCCGTCGACTGTAGATTATCTTCCCGTTGACCTTGTTCCAGACACCTTCCGGGATCTGTCGTTTTGATCTGCGGGTTTGCAGGGCGCGGTAGGTTATCCCAAGCAGTGCCGCCATAACCTGCTCGGGCACCTTGTCTTCGTACTCGACCTTCTCTGCGGTACTCATAGGCAATACCTCTCCACCCCAGCTATTGCCGGGGAGGGCATGATGGTAGGATTTGGAGCCCAGCCGGGTTAGCTCAGGGAGAGCTAGTGGCGCCTGGCTGGTTCATTGCTTTGATGATCTTCGGCCACAGGGTGTTGTCGTTGCTGCGCCAGGTTGGATCATCCACTACTGCCTGTAGCGCTCCCCGCAGCGCCTCGTTCTGCGCCCTCAGCCGGTCGCGTTCTTCGGCTCTACGCTTGGCGGCCTCGCGCCAATACCCACATCCGCCCGGATGCTCGGTGCATGCGGATAGTTCGTCGCTCAGCCTGTCGATCTCGTCCAGCAGGGCGAGGATTGCGGCGGGTGTACATGCGGCATGGAAATCCAGCTGGTTGGAGAACTCGATATCCTCATGAGCACCGCCGCCGAATTCGGCCGCCTTAGCCAGCCTCCGCAGCTCTGAGTGGTCGGTCATGCGTGCGTACCTCGAAGTCCAGTTGCTACCCAGTAGGGCGTTCCGTTGCATTCAACGAGACCCTTGCGCTTGAGCCTATTCAAAGCCTTGCTGATGGTCGGCCTGTCTTCGCCGATGGCGTGACGCATAGCCCATGCAGTAGAGCCCTGAATTTTGCGGAGATGCTCGAGCACTTTGTCGTCGATAGGATGGTCAGCCATTCACTTCACCTCTATTCCGGCTTGCTGGAGGGCTTCTTTCACGCACTCAAGGCAGGCGTTGAAGCCGGAAGATCTTGGGTTCTCATCGTCTCCGGTCCAGTTCAACGGATCGCGACGATCCGGCAGCTCCACCCTCAGAGCCGCGCGGCTGGCTTTCCAGGCTTCCCATCGATCATTCAGGAAGTTGCCGAAGTACTCGTCGCCATTGCGCTTCAGAACGAACTCTCTGTTCATGTCAAACCAGAGCGTTTCTTCGTAAATGTCCCAGACCCACGCTTCAAACTCTTCTCTCATGTCAGGCACGGTCAGGACTCCTTTGGTTGGCCACGCAGCCGGTCGGCCAACTCCATCTCGGCGTAATAGGCGCTCATGCTTTCGGCATCGTTGAGATTCAACGTTCCGTAGACATGTCGGTTGTAGAATTGCGTGGTGCCTAGGCAAGGCTTCGACAGGTTCAGGGTGTAGCCGCGCTTGTCGGCCAGGAACTTAGCGACCGCAGCGGATCGGCTCATGCCTGCCTGGCAGTGGACGATGATCGGCTCATCGCCGCACTCGTTCACAAAGTCGTGGATCTGCTTGGCGTCAATGTGGCTGAATACTCGAAAGCCATCGCTTCCCAAGTACCCGTCGACGTCATCAAACTCCAGCCGGAGAACGCGTTTGTGATCGCAGGCAAAGGCATACCAATCGCCCTTGCTGCCGATGCTGATCACGTTGCTCGGTATCTCGACCTTGCTGGCATCCACGGCGGAGAGAAATGTCACCTCTCGCCTGTTCACTGCTTGCTCCATCTGCTCAACTCCTGTCCTTTCAACTCGGTCTTCTCGTAGAGGTTCTGCATATCCCCGACTATCCGGAAGATGCCGAAGACGATCAGCGCGATGATCAGTAGCGCGACCAGGGTTTCGTTTTCGTTGTCCACGGTTGGTCCTCCGGGGGTCGGATTCGTTGGTTTGGGGTGGCCTGTAAGGTGGTGCCAAGTAGCTTGGTTTAAGCGCTGAAACCCAGTAATCATGCAGGTTTCAGGCTGGTGCTAAGGCGGCCTGTAAGCGATACCGGAATCCCGGCATCGGTATCAGTCGCCAGCTGCTTTGGAAATCAGGTGCATGAGCATTTCGCGCAGTTGCTCGCGCTCAAGCACCTGTCCGGTACGAGCGTACTCGTCGGCCTGGCGCAGGATTGCGTCGATCTCGATGTTGAACATCGGTGAGAGCACGTCAGGGGCACACCGCTCAAGGAGCAATTCGATTCCGCGCGAGGGGTGAGCCCCGGCGACACCGAGCCAGTTATACGCCGAGGCAGTTCGGTAGTAGCGGAGGCCAGCGATTTCGTGCCTGCGCGGCGGGCGGTATTGCGGGGGCTGGTAGGGCATATGCAATCCGGGTAGTGGGTAGCCCATTATCCGAATCCCTGTATATGCGTACAGTGGTTGGCGATGGGTGGCTATGCCTGCTCCGTCAGGTACTGCAACTCCCAGGTCGGGTGGAACTTCCTTGGCTTTCTTTCGCCGTCGAGCTTGATCATGAGGTGGGCGCCCTTGGCGCTTGTGATTGTCCCTCGCTCTTCGGTGCCACGCCCTCGGTAAATGACTTGGCCACCGCGCTTGCATGGAACGGCATAGGCCTTGCGGATGAACTCCATGCTCATTGCTTCCCTCCCTCCTGCTCGCTCAGCAGGGCGCGGAGTTCTTCGGCGGCCTCATGTCGATCCACAGTGAAAACCTCATCGTAACGGTGTGCCGGCCTGGCAAGACGCCGCAACAGCCCCTCGCTGACCGTCAGGCCGTTGATGCGCGACAGTTCGTCGATGCAGGCGTTCCAAATTTCGCGCGCATGGTGGTAACTGACGTCACCGTCGCAACCGATTTCGCGCAACATCCTGCTGATACTGTCGCCGTTCGTCAGGCGTTCCGGCACAACCACCACCCTTGCGCGCAGTTCCGATAGTTCGCCGAGGCAGGCTTTCAAGTGCGCTTGCAACTGATAATTCGCTGCCTGCTCGTCGCAGAAGTTTTTTCGAGCGAGGTCTCGTTCGAGTTTGAAATCGTCTCTCGCCATTCGCAGGTCCGCGACTTCCTTGAGTGCAGCATCACGCTCGTCCCGATGCGCGTTACGGCTCCCAATTAGAACCTGCTGGCTGTGCTTCAGGGCCGCGACTTCCTCCCTGAGCGCCTGGGCCTCTTCGGCGAGGTCGTCGTAGTCCTGGCTAAGGACGAACTCCCCGAATTGGCTTTCTTCCCAGCCATAGATATTTCCAACCGGGCTGATCTTCTTCACCTCACTCATGGATCAGTCCTCCGGATACAGGTCGTATTTGCGGCAGATGGCGTCCATTTCCGGGCGCGCGCGGAAAATCCAGAACTCCCCGCCATCGACTCTCACCTGATAGATGTACTTTGTGCTCGGAAGGATCTTCCCTCGGTCGGATCGAACGGCCTCAACGATCAGCCAGTCGTCTGCATCGACGTCCTGCCGTCCGAAGCCGGCACGGTCGAACCAGTAATAGGCATCGCATTGATAGTGCTTCCGTGCCGTACGAAGCTCGTCGCATAGCAGTTGCATCACACCCCCTCCTTTCCGCCCGCGCCGGCTGCCCATGCGTTGTACTGCTTCACCAGTTCCGTGATGGGGCTGCCAGGAAGGCTGGCGGTTACCTGCAGTTCGCGGATGTGGTGCGCCGGCCCGACAAGCGCCCGCACCACTTGGCGAAGTGCTTCAGGGTTTACCGTAACGCCATCCGGCACGCTGTGCTGAGCCTGGGCTGGCGCGGTGTAGAGAGTGCGGATAGGCGATCCTTCTTTGCCTGCTTTAAGCACAGCCTCTTCGCTACCGTCGAACCATGCGTTGCTGAATTGCCACTGATGAACTGCTGTCGGATAGGACAGCTTGGCCTCAAGCTCCGCGACCCTGGCCAGGGCGGCGTCGCGCTCTGCCGTGCGGCCCGAAACCAGACCATCAAGACGAGCAATTTCCGCTTCCCGTTCTCTGATTTCGTTCTGTAATGCCCGGTACGTTTCCTGGCCGGAATCCATGTAATCGTTCTTGTGCTGGCGGAGTTGGGCGATCACCGCCCGCAGCTCCCCGACGATGCGCTCATGCTGGGCGACGGTCATAAGCGGCCGGCGTTCGACGGTGTAGGAGCGTTCGAACTCCTCGCCTTTTCCTGGGTGCCAGAGACTCCAGCCAGTTTGCGGTCCTGCGGTGACGCGGTATTGCCACGCCACCGCCTCCGGCCGCTCCGCCTCTGCCTGCTCGGCCTGCGCCGGGGAGGGTTGCGCTTTGCAGTCCGGGCAATCCTTCACGCACTTCACCGGGCCGTTTTCGTAGGGAATGCCACCTTCTGAGCAGGTAATTTCGCCGTCATCGACCATGCCAGTACCGCCGCAAGTCGCGCACTTCGGGGAGGGTTGCGCCAGGGCGGCTTGATCAGGTGCAATTCGAGCGTGCGTGACCATCCAATCAAACACGTCCTTCATGTCATTCAGCGATACGCCAATGAATTCGCCGTCCTTCGTGCACAGGTCAAGCAGCCTCTCGCCACCCTTCATGAGCATCAGGAAATTTGGATTGAGTATGTTGGGTAGAACGGTGTTGTTCAGGTGATCATTCCAATCGCGCAGGCGCTCGATCTCGTCAGCGGCCTCCTCCTGGTGGCCAGGAAGTGCCTCACCTTTACGCAAAAGACCGATCAAATGTCGGTCATACTCTTTTGAGACTGGCGATGGAACCTCCTGTGCGCCCTTCGCCTGGAAGTCGCGCTCATCCCCGCCTGCCTGCTCTACCGGTGCCGGATGCGCCGGAGAGGGTTGCGCCAGGGCGGCGCAGGCTTGTGGCCAATTCCAAAGCTCGCGGGCTATGCCACCGATCTGTTCAGCCAATTTCTCGTTTTCGTGAACGATCGAGCACGAAAGGTTGTGCAATTCGTTACCGAGGTCTGACAGTTTGCGCTCATCCCAGCATGCCTGCTCTACCGCAGGATGTGCCGGGCACGGATGGACGAGGGAGCCGTCGCCAGAAGGGCAGGTGCATTCATTTGCTTTGTTCATGGGAGCTTTCTCCAGGCCTCGGTTTCGAGGTCAGAAACAGTTATCAGTCGGCGCCGGCGCTCGATGTTTTCGAGTTGCAGGACATTGCCCAGGCTGTCGATGACGACCCAGTGAATGCCGGTGGGAATGTGCAGGTAGCGTGCTGGCGCGGGAGAGCAGAGGGCGTTTATGCGGCGGACTGCGGGGCTTTCGTCGAATGGCATGGCTCATCCTCCGGGTAGACCCGAACGCCATCGGCGCCATGGGACTGGTTGATCGCCATCTGCTTAACCGCTCTCGCGATGCGCAGAATGTCGTCCGATGTCATAAGCTGGCTTTCTTCAGGCCAGCCGGTGACCGTCACACCGCAAGGGCGGTGATTCGCTGTTAGCTGGTGCATGGGGTTATTCCTGTTCGGGGAGAGGGAGTCGCGGCGCTAACGATGCCCGAACCTGATGCCGTGCTCGGCGGCGATCTTGCGGACAGTAGCGCGGTCAAGGTCCATTGCGTCTGCGGTGGCGGAGATAGTCATCCCCTTGTCTGCGCAGTAACGGACTGTTTGCGATAGCAGCCTGCGATTCTCTCGGCGGTTGCTTTCGAACGCAGCGTGCGCGGCGTCGGTCTGCCCTGGCTTAGCTTTTCGTGCCGACCTACCGTTCCACTGGACGTCCTTGTCTCCCGACATGCCGATTGGGATGGATGCGATCTTTCCGCCGCTGGCTAGGAACGCATCTACCTGGCTGGCTATTTCGTCTCGATGCAAGTCCTGGCTCATGCTGCCACCCCTAGCACCTTTTCCATGCGCTCCTCGAGCAGTTCGTAGAAGGTCTTTACTCGCTCGGACAGCTTGCGTATGTAGGCCTCATCGCGGTGGACGCGCACCATGCAAAGCGGCATGCCTGGCCAGTAGCCGAGGAAGTCGATCCACTCGCGCTCCGAAACCCAAAGGCCTCCATAGCACTGAGCCGCGTGCTCGGAAGGCAGCTCGCCTGCGATGATCACGCTAACCAGCTTTTCCGGTACCTTGGTTTTCACCTCTATCAGGCCGTTGTCGCCGACCAGTCCATCCGGCGAATAGCCGATCCCGTGGTTCAGAATGATCCCGGCCTGCTGGATCTGATCTGGCTCGGTATCTGTGCGCAGGCAGTACAAGTCGCGCACAACCGGCTCAAGCTTGTGACCCCTGGCGCTGCTACCGTTACCACGCCATGGCTCGGCCTCTGCTCCGGTGATCCGCTCACCAATTAGACGGTCCATGTAAGTGAAGGCGCCAACGCCGAACCCTGCCTGGCCTTTGCCGTTAACCATCAACACGTCCAGTTCGGAGCAGGTTGCGATTCCAAGACGCGCGTCAAGCCACTCCTGGGAGCCCTGCTCCAGGTCCTTGAAGATCTGCATGATTCACTCCTGGGAGCGCTTGGCGCGCTCGCGAGCCTTGGTAAGCCGTGCCAGTGCCGCATCGAAGTCGGCGGATGGGACACCCTCAGCAGAGCCGTACATAGCATCGAAGGCTTCTTGCGTGTCCTGAAGGCATTGGGAGAGAAGGGTTTTCAGTTGCTGCGCCTGAGCTTGGGTAATGAGCTTCTTTGGCGGCACAGCCGCGTTGCCGTCGTCGTCCTCGCCGCGAGTGGTGATGTTCAGCAGTGCGGACAGCACGTAACGCTTGCCGTAGCTGACCGATGATCCAAGAGACTGAACGGCGTTCTTGCTGCCACTTGTGTCTAGCGGAACGAGCATCGTCGTCTGCTCTCGGTGTCCGGCGCAGTGCATCAGAATTCCAGTAACCGAAACGCCAGTCTGAACAGTCTCGACGCGGAAGCTCACTGCGAAACCGAACCGCTGCATGATCGGCTTCACGATGTCGTTGATGTCTTCGAAGGTCGCGTAGTTGCTGCGCTTTTGGCCGTTGACGGTGATAGCGCCACGCTCGGCAATGCTCGGCAATTCGCTTTGCATGGCGGCCATGGATGCGTTGAACTCAGCCTCTGCGCTGCGGGACTGCATCCGTTCGTGCATGGCCATAAGCCGCTCCATCTTCTCGATGTCGCACGCAGGGTCAGCAGCGGCACGCTGGATCACTTGAAGGATTGTTGCCGACTCACCAGCTTGGATTACGGCAGCACCTTCCTGCCGCTGTGCAATGGAGTTGCTCATGATGGGCCTCAGTAGTTGATTGTGATGTGAGGAACCTTGCGCTGAGCGATCAGTGTGATCGCCTGCTTGGCGCATTCCTCGGGCATGCCGCCGGCGATCAGGGCCGCCAGGGCTTCGTTGTTGATGGCTTTCTTGTGGGCCTTGTCGGCTTCTCGGGCTGCTGCCTCGCGCTCGATCCTGGCTTGCTCGTCTGCCTGCCGTTGGCGCTCTGCGGCAGCGGCTTCTTCGGCGCGCCGCTGTGCATCACGCTCAGCCTGCTCGGCGCGTTGCTGTGCTTCCAACTTCTCGCGCTCCGCCTTCTCGGCAGCGAGTCGCAGTTCCAGTTCCCGGCGCTCGGCGGCAGCCTTTGCCTCGGTTTCGCGGCGAGCGGCGGCTTCGCGTTCTTCCTGGGCGCGTCGTTCCGCTGCAAGGCGCTCGGCCTCGGCTGCTTCGCGGGCAATGCGTTCCTCGCGCTCTTTCTGCTCGCGAGCAGCAGCTTCGGCGCGCAGTCGCTCCAGTTCGGCCTGCTCGGCTTCATACTTCTCGCGTGCAACGAGGGCTTCGCGCAGCGCGACCAGGGCCTTGTCCTTGGTACGGGCGGCCTCGGTTTCGAACTCTTCCCAGTCCTCGCCAATCAAGAGGCCTTCCAGCCACTCAATGTTGGCTTTCAACTCGGTCGAATCTAGGTCGCGGCATTCCAGGCGCAGGTTGATCTGATCGATGCCGGCCTGGTGCTTGGCCTTGCGCATTTCCTCGCGCTGCTCCCACTCAGTTAGGGGCTGGCGTACCTCTGCCTGCCAGGAGTCCAGCAGGTCACGCATGCGCTTGCGCTCGGCATCGACCTTCTTCGGCACTTCCTTCAGGTCGGCGACCAGTTCCTTTCCTACGTTGTCCAGCGCCGTCTTCGAGCGGGCGACCTTGTAGGCGATGGAGGCGATGGCCTCTCTGCCCTTGCGGGTAGTGACGTCTGGCACGAAGCCGTCGATCTCTTCGCGAATCTTGGCCAGGAACGGGTCAAGGCCATTGACGGCCGAGTAGACTTGGAGGGCGGTTTCTTTGGCCGGCACTTCGACCAGTTGGGTTTCTGCGGACATGAGTGATCCTCGCCGCGCATGCGCAGCCAATGAAGGGAGGGGTTAGAAGGGAAAGGCGCTTACGGCGCCACTCGGCAGCGTCACCCCTGCGGGATGAATAGCGTTGCGCTAGAAGCCGCTGCTGCGGGTGTTTTCTTCATGCCGCCCACCGCCCGCTGGGGAAGCCGCAGTTATCCGGATTACCGGCCTGCTGCGGACAGGTGCGTAGCTTCTGCGGTGATGATGCCGCCCCAGATCGGGCCGGCTGCGAGAATGAAGAGGTACAGCAGTCCTCCGAAAAGGCTGCCTAGCCAGATTGCTGTGCGTCTGGTGTTCATGCTGCCTCCATGTATGCGGCTATGAACTGCGTCGCCGCTTCAGCGTTGAGGGCGTTTCCGATGGCATGCAGAGCACCCATTCGACCGGAATAGCCATGGTCCAGGCTGCGAACGATGGGTTGAGGCCAACGATCTCCCGGCTGTAGCGGAGAGTCTGCGATAGCGCGCAGATCCTCTTCGCCACGCCATCTCCGCGGTCCAGCCTGGCAAGGACTTCTGCGCGACTGCTGTCCTTGTGCTCCCTCGCCGAGATGCTTGGCAGCAAAGTAGACCCGCTTCCTGAGGATCGGCTCCCCGCATGAGGCAGCTGCAAAATGTATCGCCCCAGCGGCGTATCCAGCCTCTTCAAGGTCACCCTGGACGAGATCAAACCAGCCATGGACAAGCGCTTCAGGAGACTGCTCGCCAAACAACTCTGGAGGGCGCCGCTCTCTGATGAGATGGCTCCATGACGGCCAGAGGTGTCGTGGATCAGCAAACCCAAGTCTCTTGCCTGCCTTGGAGTAAGGTTGGCAAGGACAGGAGCCGGTCCAAACAGGTCGATCATCTGGCCATCCGGCGCGGCGAAGGGAGAGCGACCAGACACCGATTCCTGCGAAGAAGTGGCATTGTGTGTAGTGCTTGAGGTCATCTGGGTGAACATCCTCGATCGATCGTTCGTCGACGTCGCCAGGTGCTATGTGGCCTGCGGCGATCAGGTTTCGAAGGCACTGAGCGGCATATGGGTCGATTTCGTTGTAGTAGGCGGTCGTCGTCAGCTTCATAGCCCAGCCACCTCCACAAACGCCACGGCGAACATGAACACGCTGCCCACAAAAAAGCCGCCGAAGATCAGGGCTTGGGCGGCCTCTTTCAGGTCTATAGTGATGGTCATGGCGTGCTCTCCATTGCTTCATCAACAGCTTTGTCTACGGCCTTCCCGAAAAGCCAGTTAGACACCTGATCGCCACAGTCATCGGTAAGCGACACCATCGGATAGACCCCGTCTGCGTCCGCCGACTTGTCCCGCAACCACCGATAGCGCTTAGCATCAGCCTCAGCAGCGCGCAGGCGAGCGATCAGGCCAAGTATCTCCTCTGCTGGAGTGTTGATATTTACATCCGTCAACACTGGCTCGTTACAGCAGACTTCCTCGCGCGCGCCCATGTATTCGGCCCCGGATTTGAAATTGCCACAACAGACGAATGCCCTCTTGTGGCAGTACTCTTCCAACTCCGCCAATTGCTCATCACTGATCGATTGCACGATAGGGGTTGTCATTTCCCTTCCTCCTGGCGGCGGTAGCCGGCGTCAAATAGCGCGTAAAGCGTAGGGTACTGATATGGAACTCCTTGAATTGACATAGCCATATCACCGACTGCCTTCTCCCGCTCCTCGGCGGCGATCTGCTCGTGGGTGCGGATGGGGCGCACGCCGTGCTCATTGCGCGGGTAATACTTCCCCTTGTGGCTGATAACAGCGAACACGCCATCATGACCAATGACGCGACCTTCCGCCCAGCCGATACTGCCCACGTTCAGCGAGAACTCACACTCGATGCCAACCGGCGGCAGGCCCCGGCCGTCCCAGGCCTCTTGCGGTCTAGCCTCGAATGTCGCCTCACGCTCTGCGGATACATTGCAGCCTGGAGTTCCGCTAACCCAAACTTTTCTTCCTTCGGCCCAATAGGACCATTTATTTCCGACTTTCCTCATCCATCCTTCAAGGTACAAAGATCCTCTCGGCTCCCAATGAGTCGCACCCTCCGGCGCCTTGCTCCAGTCAATGCTCATACTCGTCTCTCCCTAACCAGTCGTTCAGCGTTCTCGATAAGCGTGGATTCGAATGTGCGGAACCAGATGCGCTGGGCCAGTTCGAGGTCGCCATGGCGAACTGCAAGCAGTAGCTGAGTCATCGGGCACTCTTTGCTGTCGACTTCCGCTAGCCACTCCGGGACGAATCCGGCGAATCCGTATACCGTAAACTCAGGGCCGATAAAGGGCCTTTCTTTCCGATCATGGAACGGCACGCAATCACCGTCCTCGCAGTTCAGCAGCTTGCCGACTTGCTCAGTGACATACTCGCTGTCGCCGTCATTGTCTGGCGGTAGCGCGTTGTCCCAGCGTTCCTGGGCGTATTTCAATGCGGTGTTCATGTCTCACCTCGCGTTCGCGTGCATGCGGCAGCGTTCCGAATCGCTGTCGTCATACAGGCGAAAAAATGCCCGGACTTGCCGGGCTAATGAGGGGTAGGGTGATAAGAGGGTGATCTGCGCTGCCGGCTCTACTTGAGCTACCTCCACCCTCCACGGGTGGTGCGCTAAGCATCAGCACTACTACTACTTCAGCGGCGTGCACACCGCTTATGCCTCGTTCGTGCCTACGCAATCCTTCACGCCCCGCCGGGCCGTTTACGGATTCACAGATGCGCTACAGCAGCGCAGATCACTCTCATTGGTAGGGTGGGGATGGCCTGTTGCTCAGCAGGCGCGCAGTCGCAGGAGTATCGTGGCCGTAGCAAGGCCCTGCGCATCATCCCCATTGAAGGGTGGCGTCCTTGCCGGGGAAGTCAGTCGGAGCGTGGCCGTGACCACTCTCGAATGTTTGACGCGGTGATTGGATCGCCTGTGCTGCCGTAGTGCGCAAGGTGAACAGGCGTATCAGCAGTCATCTTGAACTGTCCGCCTTTGTATCCCGTGAAAGTTTTACCAACGGCTGACTTTGCGTTCTTCAACATGCTGCCAATGGTTACGTCTCGCGCCGGTTTAAATGCCAGTTCGTCGTAGTAACCGCGATATGACATAGGTGTTGAAAAGCCGTACTCAACCTTTCTACGAGCAGGTAGCTTGCTCAGCTCATCAATCAGAGTTCCTAGATTCATCTCGCCTCCAGTGTGTGTATGCGCCAGGGCGCGGTTAGGCGGTTGCCTTGGCGATTGCGGCGAGAACCTTCTCTTCGATCCAGTCATCGCCAGTCATGACGCCGTAGTTGACGACTGCCTGTAGGGCTTCGAGAAGATCAGGCGAGGCTGCGATCAGCTTGGCGTTTGCGTCAGTCTCAGCGTCCGATCTCTCAACATGGAACGGGCCTTTGTTGTCAGCGCAGTAGATGTGGAGCAACGCAACACTCCCTCTAACCGGCGAGTATTCCCACGGTCCCGGCGTGTGCTTGCTCATTCTGTCCTCCTGTCTTAGGTGTGGGGTCACTGGATTTGCGTTGTGCGTCCGTCGTGACGGTGCACTTCGCCGTACTCACCGATGGAGACATTTGCGTCACGGTGCTGACGAAGTGCAAGTCGAACCGCCGTTTCTGCGTTATGTGTGTAGCGCTCAAACTCCTTCTCCAGAGCTTCGTACTTTTTCTTCCACTCGCGCTCTATCTCGTTGTAGCGATCAGATACAGGTGGCTCGTAGAAAGCCATGCCTTGATGCTTTACCGCGAGTTCAACATCGCGCGCAATCGCAGCGATCTGTTCGCTAGTTGCCTCAATGCCTGCCGAATCAAAAGCATCAATAAGACATTCAGCGTAATAGTCTTTCTTCGTGTAACTCATCTCTCACCTCACCAATACATAGTCAGAAACAGGACAACGAACAGCGCTGCGAACTCGCCAAGGTCTGGCATAGATTCCTCTCTTGCCCGGGGGCTGGTAATTGGCTGTATGGGGGAGTGGTCTGGCCGGTGCTGATCTCCGGCTCGTACGGGAAGGAGTCGAACCCTCGCACGCGGCTTTGGGCCGCAGCTCTGGCCTACTGAGACTTACACGTCTCGGCGATCCGTTTACCGGGCCTAGGAACCCCGTTACCATCACACCTAGCGCATCAGCATGCGCATTCAGACCACTCTCCGATACAGCCCTGGAGGAGCCGTGACGAACCTCCAGGGGATCGGGCCTGCGTTGGGGAACCCGGCAGGCGCGGGCGGCTTGCTACTCGTCGTCTTCACCGACGATCATCGTGCACCAGCCAATGCGTGCATTCTTTTGAATCCACGCATCTGCGGCAGCAGCAGTGGGGAACGTCCTGTTATCGTCCCAATGCCCTGTCCCGTCGTACTCGTCGGCTTTCAGAAAATGCCAGCCTTCTGGCTCGTCTGGATTCGCATCAAGGATCACAAGTACGGCCATTGATTCCTCTCTTCCCGCTTATCGCTGGGTGTGTTTGGTCTGTTGATGCCCTGCTACCGGCAGGGCGGCGGGTTATCGGCGAATGGTGGTGATGTTGCCGGCGGCGTCAAACAGCGCGTCATTCTCCTGGCTGCGCATGAGCGTTGCGCTGTGGTGATAGAAGCTGACGCTGTTCAGCTTCCCGGAGAACGGGCGAACAACTTCACCACTGGTCAGGGTCATGTCCTTGTGCGCGAAGAACACCACCCCGCCGATGACCTGGCCGTCTTCGTCGTACAGACTGGCGCCAGTGATGTGGTGGTCTTCAGTGCCCTGGTTCGTGGCGACGATGAAATCAAACATGGTCCTTTCCTCAGTGATGCCCCGGCGAACCGTGGCAGTGTTCTCAAGTGTTCTCGCAGGCGTAACAAATTCCTGTAGCTGTCACCCCCAGGCGCCCACACTCGGGGCAGCTCGCCTCGCTGCGCACCTGCTCCTGCGCCTCCTCGTAGCAACCCTCGCAGCGGAATCCGTCGGACGTCTCGATCACGCGACCGGGCGCGTTGCACCGGTCGCATTTGTGAATGATTGTCATCGGGTCGACTCCTTGCATCACGCATGCATCCGCACGGTGATGTAGCCGTTGCTTGCAACAACGTGGTCCCAGCGGTTGAACCAGATGAGGTCGCCGAACTTCTTTATGGCGGCCTGGCGTACCTTGATCAGCACGTCATCCGGTGTCTCGTTTCCGTCCGGCAGGGCAATCCAATCCAGGCGTTTGCCGTTGCTCAGGTGCGCATCGACATTGAATTGAGCCATTTCAGTCTCCTTACCAGGGTTTCCCAGCGTTGATGTATGCGCTTCCTGCGAGTTGCGTGAGCGCAACTAGCTCCATCGAATCGATCTCACCGCCGTAGTACAGGCCGCGCAGCATTCCAACCGTTTCGTGGTACTCAATGCGCGCCTCGCGATCGTCTTCCTGCTTGCGGAGGACCCGAAGGGCCTGGCGTACAACAAGTGAGGATTTTTCATTCATTTTCTGCTCCTCAAGGGCGTATTGACTTCCCGTCTGGCCCTCGGTGGAGGGCCAGCCAGTGAAATCGGTGTTTCTCCACACCTGCATGCGGGTCATTCGCTCGGTTCAGCATTTCGCTTCGTCCGCCGTCGCAGTTGTCTGCGCGTTGGCAGGCTTTCGGGCCTGTCGGATCGCCGGTCGCCGTAGAGGCAGGCTTGGTTGTTTCCCCTGGATTTCTTTCGCCCGCCAGGAGGCAGCTCGGGCTGACCTAACCGGCGGTGCCGGGTAGTCGTTCATGGCGCGGGTTGTTAAAGAGCGGTCGGCTCGGTGGCCTGGCGCTGCGGTGTTCTGCGGCGTTGAGGTGAGTATGAGACTGCTCATATTTACTGTCAATGAGTATTCCCATATTTTTTTATGAGGTGACTCATCGGAGGTTTCTCAGGACGAAAAAAAAGCCCGCGCTAAGCGGGCTTGGGAACGTCTCTGTCTGCTATAGGCCTGGGTAGCCTGTTGGGTCGAACTCGAAAACGCGCTCTCCTGCCTGGAAGAACTCTATGGCGATCCGGAAAGGCTTGCCCGATTTGACGATGGACTCCAATTGCTTAGCGTCCCGAACGAACATGAGGTCGCTGTCATTGGTGGAGCTGCGGACCCCGGTCCACTTTTGCGCCTTGCCTTCACCGACCCGAAGAACGAACCCGCAGTCTCGATAACCGCACTGCATCTGCCCTTTGGTGATCTTGAGGAAGGCGTCCAGGTCTTTGCCCTTCTTGCGGAAGGTGAGGCTCAGGAACGAACCCCCTGCAACCCGATATGGGAAATCGAAGAGGGTTGACGTCTTCGACTGGAGCGTGAGCATTGTGGTTACTTCATCACTCATCGGGTCCTTGTATTCATGGCGCTCCCAAGGGGATTTAGTAGTGCTTGTGGCTGCCGATTGCGAACTGGATGGTCGCGACTGAGCCGCATCGCCGGAGGAGCCGATTCCCGTTCCAAACTGCCAGGCGATAGGCAGGACTATGAATATCACAAACAGCCAACCGATGACGCCAACGCTCTTGGGTACCTTTGCACCGCACGATGGGCAGGCTTTGGCTTTGTTCGACACCTGGGCGCCGCATTCCTTGCACTTAATCAGGGCCACGGAAAACTCCTCGATGTGTAATGGCTAGGTGATTCTATTCGGAGGGGACTGGAGAGGGTAGTCACAGTTTGGCTAGGCGGGCTCTGGATTCGTATCAGGCGGGGAGGGGTGGATCAGTATTTATCGCGGAATCGGCTTGCGACACGAGCAAGGCAGGTCATCATCTCGCGCTGGCTAGCCTTACCATGGGCATCAGGGTGAAGGAGGGCAAGCAAGGAGTAGCGGTTTTCCTCGAATAGCCCCTGGACGTAAACCAGGGCGGCGTCCTGTTGCGGAGCACCGTTCGGGCAGGTTCTGTCACGCTGAGGTCGGTTGGCCGGGAACACCGTGGGCGGAATAGCGATGTGGATGTGCATCAGGCCGGCGCGATAAGCCTCCTGCGGCACGACATATGGCACATCACGCCCGAAATAGGGTGGCAGCCAGAGACGATCAGATTCGATGTAGCGGGCAAAATCGCGGCAGAGACCATCAAGGAGAGAAGGGAAATCCTTCAGGACGTCCTGGAAGAGCTCGGCGTAGGTTTCTGGATTGAACTCGACAATCACCGCCATCCTGGTGATCAGCTCACCAGGCGATGCAGGCGTTCGGTGCCGAGGTCGGCCAGAGATTTGAGTCCTTCACCGCTTACGTCACTCTGGAAGACTTCAGGAACGGTGATTTGCTGCTTGAAGAGAATCTCGTTCTGCACGGCCATGGCGCGAACCTTAGCCAGGTTGCGGCGAAAGGCGTCGTACTCTTCGCCGATTACTGGCAGTCTCGACAGTGAGCTATCGGCAGGAACAACCTCTTCTAGCTGGCGCAAGGTATGCACCACCTCGGTGAAGGGCTGCTCATTGATCAGCGAGTCAGGCACCTTATGCTCCAGCATGATCTTGCAGGATGTCTCAAGGGTGTCGCGAAGTTGGCCGAGAGCAGCCATGGCGCGCTTGATGCGCTCGCGGATCTTGGCCTTCTTGGCAAGTTCCTGCTGCTGATGTTGCTTGCTGGGCTTTTGGCTATCCAGATTGGGGGTTGCCGCTGCCAGTTGGGCGCACGAGGTCGAAACGCTCAGCGCCAGGCTGAGCATTGCTACCTTGGAGAAAGGAATCTTTGTGCGGGCCATGCGGCTCTCCCGAGCAAGCTACAGGCCAAAGAATACCGCTAGTGGCACTACAACTCAATGTGAGGCGGCTATGAGGGGCCGTAGCGCGTTAAGCGCCGGGCAGGTCGGTCGTCAACTCAGCGCAGGACCGGGAGGGAAGGGGGGGAACGAAAAGGCCGCGCCGGGGAAGGTTCCGGCGCGGCCTGGTCCTTTCGGTGTTGTGCCTTCAAGGACGCCTCAATGCATCAAATGCGCGGCTGATGTGAAAAGGCCGCACGGGAATCGAGGCGCGGCCTGTGTCGGACGGCTGTCTTTCTTGGGCGGCGGAGGGCATCTGTCAAAGGCGGGCGGGGACGAAAAGCCCCGCGGGTGCGGGGCAATTCCTGCATTACCCCCGCGCAGGAGTCGGAAGGAAAATTCCCGATCAGTAGATCCTGGTAACCAGTACAGATTTTGGAACCAGAGCTCCTTTGTTGGGATCTTGCGTATATGTAACAGTGATGTCAGCTTGTATGAATTGCTGCGACGTGGCCTTTGAATAATCTACGCCGCTAGCGAATGACAGCCCCAGCTTTTTGTTCTTCGCTATAGACTGGATGCGAGCGACCCAACCTGAATGGTCACTATCTCGGTTCAGGGTGCGGATATCAATCGTGACGTTCTGGTAGGAAATTTCTTGATCGCTTGCGCTGAAATCGACGCTATCGGGCGCATCGCGCGCAGCTTCTTTGCTAATCCTCAGGTCGCTCGTGGCATCCTCGCCAGCGTAGATCGCACCGCCATTCTGGCCTGATGCCGGCTTAACGAAGTCCAGTGCTGCAGATGCAATCTTCTTTCTGTCCTTTGACAGAGCGGCATTGACAGCAGATTCAAGCTGCTTGGGAGTGGCGTTAAATAGATTCTGACCCGCAACCATGACAACGCTATTGCTTGCGCTTATGGATGGGGCGTTTGTGCCTGACACCTTGTCTACCAAGGTGATAGCGCTTGATGCCACGACAACGAAAGCCGCAGCTGCTACGCCACCAACGATCGTATAACGAAGTCCTTTCCCCATTTTCGTGGTCTTCAGCCAGTCCTCAAATTTCTGCCTTTCTTCAGTCGTGAGAAATTTTAGCGCTAACTCAAGGTATTCCTTAAGGCTTCCTGATTCAATCCTGGAAACCTTTAGCGCGCAGGAATCTACCTTTGCGCCACTGATGGACGAGAAGAATGCCGGGATCCCAAGGCTCATGCGCTCAAGAGCGGACAGGGCCTTGATCACATCTGGGATTGGTACAGGTTTCTTGGTGTCGTAGTAGAAGGCAAGCGGAAGGCTGACTTCCAAGTCCGTAGTCACTGCTCGTTTTCCTTATTGAATCCCGTAATTATTCATGGCCAGTTCACTCCCCCATGATCTGCCTATAGCTCAATCAGCTAGAGCGGATCAGGCGTCAAGCCGATAGGGAAACTGTCGTACCCATCGATCCTAGGGATGTCTCCGATCAGGCGGGCAATCTCTACCGATGCCTTCGGAACGTGTGGGAATCCGCGGCTGAGTTGGCGCCACATCTGCCTGGCAATATGGCGAAGCTCATGCGGACCTCCAACGCGCATCGTGTGCAGCCACACCATTAGGGCTGCGGCATCACTTGGTTGGCCGACCTTTTGGTATTCCCTGATAGCCCGCCCTATCTTGAGCACGACGGTTGGATCCATAGAGTAAGAAACTATGGGATCAAGGAAGTTGTACCCTTCATCCTCCCAGTGGTGCCGCTGATGGGTTGCGATGGCAACGAGATAGCCGAGCTCGCTTCCATCCATAGAGGAAATCCTGTCAACGAATGACTCCATTTCCTTCCGCTGGATTCTCCCGAACCACGCCAGCATCCATCTGGATAAAAAAGCCATCATTGGCCTCCTATAAATCCCCACCCCGCCAGATGACCCGGTTACCGCTTGAAGGCTCCACGCTAGGCGGGCTCTGTCCCTCTGGTTAGGGGTGTTACCGTGTGAGCATCTCGCGAAGCTTCACACCATCAGCGATGCTCACGACCTTGGCCACTACGCCTCCTTGGGGGAGGAGTCCGTACTTCGATGGCGCTTGCCAAGTGACGGTTGAACTGAGGAAGTAGTCGCCTGGCGGGATGTCCGTGAATGTGAAGTTTCCGTTCCCGTCCGCCACCGTAGTGATGGACCCCTGTCCTGATCGAGGATCTGGCGCCTCAAGCGCCTGCCCTCCTATGTAGTTCACTTCGTACCACTGTTTCGAATAGGACGTAACGGGGACTAGGTAAACTGTGCTCCCTGCACCGAATTTCACATCTCCACCAACGGTCTTCATAAAGACCTGGCCAGTCAATGTGCCAGTCCCTTTTGTCGGAAGAGCGGCAAATTCAGCAGCAGGGAATGGAATTCTCGGGACCGGCGTTTGTTGAGATACGGCACAACCTGACAGCATGATCATTATTGCTGCTATGGCGATTAAACGCATGAAACCTCCTTGATTATCAAAAAGCCCGAGTGCCGGTCGGCACCTGACTACATCGCGCCGCCACGCCAGATAACGCGGCCGATGATCGGTAGATCATGAACTGACGTTTCGCTTGCGATTTCGTCTGGGTATGCGGTTTTGTCAGGGTTGTCGCTTCGAATGAGCCAGGCACCTGTTAGCTGCTGATTCAGGCGCTTGATGCTGACGCCGCCGTCTGGTCGCCTGATGACGTACACCTGCTTATCCTGGGGCTCTATCTTAGCTACGTCGAAGAGGACCACATCGCCTTCGAATATGTAGGGCTCCATGCTGTCGCCCTCTGCGTAGATCACGAAGAGGTTCTCTGGTTTGGAGTTGACCCGCTTCAGCCAATCTCGCTTGAACACCAAACCTTCAGTGGTCTCTACGTGATCATTGAAATATCCATCGCCGCACTCGCCGCGAGCAGTGTATTGGGGAATCAGGGCGTAGTCCTTTTCGCTCGGGGCTCCTGGTGGAACCTCTTCATTGTTGTTCATGTTTCCACGCCCGGCGGCGAGCCATAGTGCGCTTACGCCACAAGCGGCAGCCAACTGAGCAATATATGCCGACCCCTGCGACTTCCCCTGCTCAAGGTTGGAAATTGAGGTTTGGTCCAGGCCAACTCGTTGAGCTAATTGAGCCTGGGTGAGTTTGGCGTGCTTGCGCGCGGCCTTGATGCGGTCTTTGAGTTCCATCCGAAAAGTATCAGGGGCGCTCCCATATCCTTGCAAATGAGTATTCCCCTGGGATACCTTATGAGTATTCCCATAAGGAGGGATGCTATGACCACCATCTACAAAGAGCTCGTCGCCCATTTTGGGACTCAAGACGAGACCGCCGCGAAGCTCGGCGTTGACCAAAGCACTGTGTCTGGATGGGTCCGGGGAAAGCACGGGATGTCTCCTGTTGTTGCGAAGCGGGCTCAGGTTCTGACCGACGGGAAATTCAAGAAAGAGGACCTGTGTCCGGCTTTCCCGTGGGAAGTGCTGTCGGCGGTTGCCTGACATGACAGCCAGCCAATTAAACGCCGAGCGCGATGCAAGGGCACGGGAGTTCGAATCCCTGATCCTCAACCGACTTTTGTCGGTGGGTCAGAAGACCGTCGCCGACACAATCGGCGTGAGCGAATCGACTGTCAGTCGTTGGAAATAGGGCGAGATAGAGCGGTGGTGCAAGGTGCTTGCGCTGCTGGAGCTTCAGGTCGTCCCGATGTCGGCTCAGTGCCATCCATCTGAGTACATCCAGGCGCTCAAGACCCTGGCCGAGCTTGGCCTTCAGGCCGAAAAGAAGCGGCCTGGTCCGTTGGGGTGGGATTGATGCGAAAGCGACTCACGAATACCGACTACGCCGCAATGGCTAACGCTGCTGAAGAGCTGGCGGGTATGGGTTCGAGTGAGTGGAGGCGCAGATACAACAAAGCCCTGAGCGACTACTACAGGGCTTTGTCGGTGCGTGGATTGGTGGCAGCCGAATCACGCGTGGAAAAACAACATCAGGTGACAGGTGAATTATGCAACCTCGAACGCTGACTTACAACGCCTTGGAGCTTCGTCCGGCGAAGAACTCCATTGCCATCTGCCAAGGTGATCAGGTCGTGACCATCACTCTGGATCAACTCCACCAGTTCACAAGCGATCTCTGCATCCTCGCCGCCTCCATGCGCGAAGACATGCGCAATCCGCTGGAGGGCGAGGAATGAACTTCTATCCGTTCCATCCTGGCGACTACATGCTCCGCACTGCCCACTTGGAGCCTATGGAGGACCTGGCGTATCGCCGTCTGTTGGACCTGTACTACGTCGGCGAAAAGGCCATTGAAGGCACCGCTGAATCCATCGCGCGCGTCATCCGCATGCGCTCAAGCGTTGCTGAAGTGGCTGCTGTGCTCGGCGAATTCTTCGTGGAAGAGGGTGGCTGCTGGAGCCACAAGCATTGCGATGAGGTGATCGCCAAGTACCGCGAAAAGGCGACCATAGCTGCTGAAAACGGCAGGAAAGGCGGGCGTCCGCGCAAGCGAGAAGAGAGCCAACAGGAACCAGAAAATAACCCAGGGAAAACCCATCCGGTTATTTCTGGGTTGCAAGAAGAAAGCGGATCGAAAACTAACCAAGAACCAAAACCAAATAACCAAGAACCAAAAGATAACCCCCCCAACCCCCCTGCCGGGGGCGGCGAGGATTCGAGCGGTTATCCGCAGGAATTCGAAGCGTGCTGGGCGAAGTACCCGAAGCGTGCTGGCGGTAATTCCAAGAAGGCCGCCCACAAGGCCTGGGCAGCGCGAATCCGGGAAGGTGTGACAGCCGAGGCACTGGATACCGCCGTGCAGGCCTATGCCGCCGAGATGATCGCCAAGGGCAAGATCGGCACCGAGTACGTCAAGCAGGCCGCGACGTTCTTCGGCCCGAACGAGCACTGGCAGGAAGCCATGCAGCCGGCGAACGTCCATCCGATCCGCAAAGGGCTCGGCCCGGACGGCAAGTTGCTGCCGGGTTACTTCTGGCACGACGCCGATATCGACCTTCCGGTTGAGAAGCGCCGCATCCTGAGCGATGAAACCCACGACCGCGCCTCCGGGTATCGCTGGGACTACCTGCGCTCCAGGGGGCTGGCATGACTCCCTCGCAGATCGCCCAGCGCCTCGCAGATCGCGTGATTGACGTTGCTCACCACCTGCTGCCCGGTGGCAAGCGTGAGGGCTCGGAGTGGCGCGTAGGCAGCGTGAACGGCGAGAAGGGCCAGAGCCTGGGGGTTCACCTCAAGGGCGATAAGGCTGGTGTCTGGTGCGATTTCTCGACCGGTGAAACCGGCGACTTGCTGGACCTGTGGCGTGCAGTTCGCAGTTGTGACATGGGCACTGCACTCACCGAGGCGAAATCCTACCTGGGGATCACCGAGCCCAAGCTCGAAGCGCCGTCGAGGAAGGCCTACGTCCGCCCTGATCGCCCGAAGTGCAAGGCGCCTGGCGATGAGTCTCCGGTCATGGCTTACCTCGCTGGCCGTGGGCTCAAGCCGGAAACTATCGCGGCGTTCAAGATCGGCGAGAAGGGCCGCGACATCGTGTTTCCGTTTCTGCGCGACGGCACCCTGATCCACTGGAAAACGCTGTGCATCGACCGCGAGAACGGCAAGAAGAAAATCTTTGCCTCGAAGGATTCGGAGCCGTGCCTCTTCGGCTGGCAGGCGATTCCGGAAGGCGCCCGAGAGGTGACCATCACCGAAGGCGAGATCGATGCCATGACCGCCTGGCAGTACGGTCGTCCGGCGTTGTCGGTGCCATTTGGGGGCGGCAAGGGCGAGAAGCAGGCGTGGATCGAGCACGAATACTCGCGGCTCTCCCGGTTCGACGTGATCTACCTCGCCATGGACAACGACGAGGCTGGGAAGCAGGCGACCGAGGAACTGATCAAGCGTCTGGGGCGTGAGCGCTGTCGCATCCTGGACCTGGGCTGCAAGGACTTCAACGAAGCCCTGGACGCCCTGTTCTACACACGATACGACATTGACGACTGCTACGCCAAGGCCAAGACCCTTGATCCGGAGAAGCTGGTAGGAGCCGAAACCTTCGCCGATGACGTTTGTGCTGAGTTCTTTGAGCGCAACCCGGTGGTAATGGGGATGGCGACCCCGTGGGAGAAGTCTCACGACACCATTCGGTTCCGCGACAGCGAGGTCACTATCTGGACCGGCTGGAGTGGTCACGGGAAATCCCAGCTCCTGAACTACCTCGCCTTCCACGGCATGCGCCAGGGCGAAAAGTTCTGTATCGCCTCAATGGAGATGCCGGCCAAGCGCACCCTGCAACGCATGGTTCGCCAGGCGGCGGGACTGAACCTTCCGTCTCGCGGATACATCCACGCGATCCTGGAGTTTCTAGGAGGTCGGCTGTGGATCTACAACCAGATGGGTTCTGCCAATACCGCCGAGATGATCGACACCTTCCGCTATGCCGCACGGCGGTACGGGGTGAAACAGTTCGTCGTCGACAGCTTGGCGAAGCTTGGCATGGCTGAGGATGACTACAACGGCCAGAAACAGGCCATGGAAGCCATCGTTGGCTTTGCCCACGAAATGGGCGTCCACGTCCATTTGGTCGCCCACCCGCGAAAGGCTGACGACGAAACAAAGCTTCCAGGGAAGCTTGACGTTCGTGGTGGCGCAATCCTTACCGACCTGGCCGACAACGTGATCACCGTTTGGCGCAACAAGAAGAAAGAAGTCGCCATGAAAGACGGTAGCGAAGAGGACCGCGCGTACTACGCATCCCATTCCGACGTGAAGATGGTCATCACCAAGCAGCGCCTGACGGGCGTCGAGGAAACCATCCCGCTCTGGTTTGACCCCGCGTCCGCTCAGTACATGGAGCGCGAAGGCCACAAGCCGCGCCAGTGGATTGAGTACTCCGGAATCCCACAACAACAAGCCGATCAGGAGGCCGCATGAAGCGCTGCTGGAAGGTAGTTCTGCCGGGCCGCCCGGCGTTCACGATGATTCTGATGGAGGACTGCGACCCGCTCGCTGTCGTGAAGAGCATCTGGCCGCAGGGGAGGGTTGAGGCATGAAGACCTTCGAACTGATCCGCATGGAAGGCCTTCGCACCTACGGTCGCCAGGTGGAGGCCAATACCTGGCGCGAAGCCGAGCAGCAATGCCGCGACGGCGAGATCGTAAACGGCGAACTGATCGGTGTGTACGACTGCGATCCTGTTACCGAGGCGGTCTGCACTGCGCGCAATGACGTGATGATTGAGAGCTTGGAGGTGTGCAGTGGCTGACCGCACTTTCCGCATCCAAGGCGCTGCCGGCATCCGTCCGGCTTTCGTCGCGGCCTGGAACCTCATCCAGGGTCTGATGAAAGAAGCACAGGGTGGCTATGAGCTGGTCCTTCGCCCACTCAAGTCGAAGCGCTCCATCGAGCAAAACAAGCGGTATTGGTCGCTCCTGCGCGAGCTGGCCGCCGTCGCCTGGGTCGACAACCGCCAGTTCGACGATCAGGTCTGGCATGAGCAGTTCAAGCGCTGGTTCATCGGCTGCGAGGACGTGAAGTTGCCGGACGGCTCGACCGAGCTGCGCGGCATCAGCACCACGAAGCTGACCGTCGACGAGTTCGGAATCTACATGACCAAGATCGAAGCGTGGGCCGCCGAGCAAGGGTGGCCGCTGATGATGCAGGAGGCCGCATGAATATCTATCCGGCTCCATGGAGTATCTCAGCCTTTCAAAGCCAATGCGGGACGCGGGTCATCGAAATCAGAGATGCGCTTGGGTCATGTGTTGCCACCATGCTCGATGAGGACACCGCCACCAAGATTGTCGGATGCCGAAATGCCTCTTCTGACATTGATGGGGTCAATGCGATCAGATCAGCCTTCCAGGGGGCTATCGACGCTCTGAATAGCGATATCAACGGGATTCGCGAGAGGTGGCATGAGGAGGTGTCCGACCTCAATAGGCAAATTGCTCAGTACCGCGAGCAAATCAAGGCCTATCGCGATGGGAAGGAGGATCACGCATGAGCAAGTTCAAGTCTGGCGATCTCGCTCTTGTAGTAGGCGGCGATCTTTTCTTAGGGCAGCAGGTAGAGGTTCGCAGCTGGGTGAATCCAGGTGATCTCTACCACGTTGCTAAGGACGGGAGTCACTACTACCTGAACCCTGAGTCTCAGCATTCCGGCTGGTCCGTTACGGACGGCGTTCAGATCGGAGTAAAGCTGGAGCGCAACTTGATGCCGCTCAAGGGCGACTTCCAGCCCGAGCAGCAGAAGGCGAAGGAGGAGGCATGAGTGGATCGAAGGTTGTTCGACTGGCCATCGGAAGCTTGCTGGTCGCTGCATTGATTGCCTACACGCAAACCTCCACTCCGGTGAACGGATGGATTGTTCTGCTCATGGGGACCGCCACTCTGTGGCTCGGCTACTTCGCGGGAGAAGAGCTATGAGCCGCAGCTTGTTCTTCCGCGCCATGCGGAGAGTTCCTGTTCGGCCAAGAGCGCTCATTGTCCTGATGATCATGATCGCCTTTGGCTGGGTGCCGCTTGTGGTGGCCGTATGCGAGGCAGTCGGCGAAGGGGTTCGGGCCTGCCGGCAGGAATCGTCCAGGCTCTACGGTGACTTCAGCAAAGCTTTCACCGACTGCTGGAAAGCCTTGGTTTCGGGGGAGTCTCAATGAGCCTATCCGCCAGCCAGCTCAAACCGAAGAAATGCCAGAACCCTGCATGCGGCCAGGAGTTCACCCCTCGCTTCAGCAGCACGCAAAAGGTCTGCTCCCCAGCCTGCGCACTGGCCATCAAGGACAGGCACGCCAAGCCGGCGCGGAAGGCCATCGCCGACCGCGACCGCCGGGAGATCAAGGCGCGTAAGGAGAAGCTGAAGAATCACAGCGATTTCGTGAAGGATGCCGAGAAGGCGGTTCGTGACTACCGGCGAACCTACGAACTTTCCATCGGCAGCGGCTGCATAAGCTGCGGCAAGTCTCAGGCCGAGGTACTGGCCGAACAAGGCTGGAAGACTGGAGGTGCATTCGACGCAGGGCATTTTCTCGGAAAGGGGGCAAGGCCCGAGCACCGCCTGGAGCCATCCAACATATGGCTTCAATGCAAGGCCTGTAACGCGGGCTCAAGCAAGTACGCCAGGAAGGGGCTTACCGTTTCCCAGGGCTTCCGTGAGGGCTTGATCGAACGCATCGGCCTGGAGGCTGTAGAGGATCTGGAAGCCGATCACCTTCCCCGCAAGTACACCAACGACGAACTGAAGGCGATCACCGCCGAGTACCGCGCCAAGCTGCGCGAACTGAAGAGGGCAACGGCATGACTGTCTATCGCGACGCAGCGCACGCAATCGCTCGAATCATGAGCATCGAGACCATTGACGGGACGAATAAGGCTCTCTGGCAGCAGCAGTATGAATCGGGATATCAGGAAGAGCCTGTAGCGGCGAATCCCTGCCCACTCAGCGCTCAGGAACGACTGACCCAGGACGCGATGACACGTGCGATGATCCACCGCGAGTTACCGCCATCGCTCTGGTATGCGCTGGTTGCAAAGTACAGCATCAATGATGCCGAAGTGGTTGATGCCATCCGCTGGCTTGTTCCAAAGGCGGTCACGCCGGCACATCATCTGTTCCGCATGAAGTGCGTTACTGCCTGGGCGATCCCGCAGAAGCGCGGCGTGAAGGAGGGCGCCAAGACTTCCCGTCGCGGCCTTCCTGACTCGTTTTATCAGGTGCACACGTGGGATACCGATGGGACTCCAGAAGGCACTCTGCGGCGCTGGAAGCACCTTACAAACAAGTGGCTTGAGGAGCAGATAGACTTGGCATTCCGAGAAGTAACCACTTTGTTAGATAAAGATTCGCTTATTGTTCGTATCGCGGCATAAACTATTTGACAGTGAGCGAACAAGCGAACAGAATATATTCATCTTGCGGTAATTCCGCATAAAAGAGCCAACGTCGACTTTGTAGCGCGGGTGTGGGAAAAGCGAGGTGAACACCTCAAGTTTCTCTAGCTGCAATTTTGATAGGCCCAATCGGGCCACCTATCCATAGGGTTGCGACTACGCGGCCGGGATCGCCTTGGACACGCAGGCGTTAAAGTGAAGTGGGAGCCGGTGGAAGCCCGGCACGGAGTGAATGCGCAGGCTGATGCGCAGCAAGGAATACCCGACTGGATACGATGCTATCCGACACCGCCTTAAGTGGGGGTGACAGCAGGGCCAGTCATGCCGGAGATCAGCGCCGGTCACTCCAAATCACGCATGCGGCAGAAGAAAGCAAGGGTCACCACTGGTGATCAAGGCGAAAGCCGCGGCTCCTTGCTCTGCGGGCGTGACGCCGGCTAGTCCGGCACCTATTCCGCGGCTCTAGCTCAACTGGCAGAGCGCTGTCCTTCCGAGTCAGATGTTGCGGGTTCAAGTCCCGCGAGCCGCTCCAAACTCGATTCAATGACGTGTAGCTCAGAGGTAGAGCGGTCGGCTGTTACCCGACTGGTCGATGGTTCGATCCCATCCGCGTCAGCCAATAAGCCGGTATGGCGCAACAGGGAGCGCTGCTGATTTGTAATCAGAGGGTTGCGGGTTCGACTCCTGCTGCCGGCACCACACTACAAGGCCCAGGCAATGACCTGGGCTTTTCTGCATCTGGAGTAAGCAAATGGACCCGATGACGACCGTTGGCGGAGGTCTCTTCGCCAAGTACAGCGTCGCTATTGCCGGGTTCTGGGGGTCGATTCTGTCCCTTGGATTCCTGAGCGGCCTGAACCGCTGGCAAGCCGCGCTCGCTGTAGCAACCGGATTCGGGTGCTCAACCTATTGGACTGCTCCGGTTGCCGCATGGCTTTCGCGTGAGTACGAGATTCCACTCGATGACGCATTTCTGAGTGGTGTCGCATTCACCATTGGTTTGCTGGCGATGAATATCATCCCCGGCCTGAAGGCGGCAGTAACGGCAATCACAGAGCGGTTCCTTCCTACGAGAGGAACCTGATCATGATCATGTCGATTCTGGCGGCGCTGGATGCGCTGCTGTGTGTGCTTGTCGTTGTAGCTGCTCTGGAGTTCCTGCGCACCGTCCAGTTGTCTGGGCAGCCGCTATTGGGTATCTCCTTCTACCTGGTGGCTGGTGGTGCATTCGGAATCCTGTACGGAATCATGAAGGGCGCACCGGTTAATCCATTTTCGGTGATCCTCCATGCTGGGCTCGTACTTTACGCCTGGTCCCGGCGCCGGCAGATATTCGGTGGAGACCTCTCATGGCGCTGACACCCAAACAGGAAGCCTTTTGCCTGGCATACCTGAAGACGGGGAATGCCAGTGAGGCGTACAGGCTCAGCTACGACGCCAAGAACATGAAGCCTGAGACCGTAAATCGTACGGCAAAAGAGTTGATCGATAACCCCAAGATTGCCGCAAGAATGGCAGAACTGAATGCCAGCGCCGTTACCGATGCGGTGATGACCCGTCAGGAGGCCCTGGAGCGTCTTTCCAGATTCGCCCGTACCGATCTGGCTGACCTGGTGGAGTTCGGCTCCTACGAGATCGGTGAGCAGGATGGCCAGCCCGTCATCCAGGCGGCATGGAAGATCAAAGATTCCGTCCTGCAAGACCCGCAGAAGATGGCCGCAATCTCTGAACTGGCTGCTACGAAGGATGGCATTCGGATCAAGACCCATAGCCCTTTGCAGGCCATCCAGCAACTGGCAAAGATGCAGGGATGGGAGTCTGCGACGAAGCATGAAGTGTCCGGTCCTGATGGTGGTCCTCTGGCTGTTGCCACATTGACCAAGGAGGACTACATGCAGGCTCGCCGAGAGATGCTCGCGGAAGATGATTGCTGACCCCATCACCCTTGCTCGAAAGGTAGAGTGCGAGGCGGACGGCCTTTACTTCGCGCGCTACTTCTTCAAGCAGCGCATGGGTTCGAAGATGATCGTCGCGCCGCATCACCGCGTGATCCAGGAGACGCTGGACAGGGTGGTGGATGGTGAGATCCAGCGCCTGATCATCAACGTGCCTCCTGGATACACAAAGACCGAGCTGGCGACGATCAACATGATCGGGCGTGGCCTGGCGATGAACAACCGCGCCAGGTTCATGCACCTGTCCTACTCGCACAATCTGGCCCTACTGAACTCCAGTACGGCGCGCGGTATGGTGAAGTCCTCGGCGTATCAGGCCATGTGGCCTATGTCGCTGCGAGATGACGCCGACAGCAAGGCCATGTGGTGGACTGAGCATGGCGGCGGGGTTTATGCATCGTCCGCCGCCGGCCAGGTGACAGGGTTTCGCGCCGGCCACATGGAGCCTGGATGGCAGGGCGCGCTGATCATCGACGATCCGGTAAAACCGGACGATGCATACAGCGAGACTGTTCGTGACGGCGTGAATAGCCGATTCAACGAGACGATCAAGTCTCGCCTGGCGCTGGAAACGACGCCGATGATCGTCATCATGCAGAGGATCCATTACCACGACCTGAGCGGCTACCTTCTGCGAGGTGGGTCAGGGGAGATGTGGCATCACCTCAACCTGCCAGTGATCATCGACAACAGCGAGCCGTACCCAGCGGAAAACACTCACGGAATCCCGGTCGAGCATGGTCTTCCGGATGGCTGGCTATGGCCCTTCAAGCACAACGAGAGCCACCGCACAGCGCTTTTCTCGCATCGACGCACCGCAGAAGCCCAGTACATGCAGAAACCTCGGCGGTTCAACGCTGAGGGGGCGCTGTGGACCGAGCAACTGATCAATGCAGCGCATCAATTGCAGATCAGGGCCGACCGCAAGCGGTGCGTGGTGGCCATCGATCCTCAGGCCACCAACAGCGACGAGAGCGACGAAACTGGGATCGTGGCGGCGAGTTCCTACGGTACTGGTGACTCCCGCCAGTTCTCGGTCGATGGCGATTACAGTGGGAAATACTCACCAGCCGGTTGGGCGAAAAAGGCTATGGCTGCATACGAGCAGCACCAGGCCGACGCGATCGTTATTGAGACGAACCAAGGCGGCGACATGGCGGAAGAGACCCTGAAGAACGCGGGTTTCAAGGGGCGAATCATCCGAATCCACGCCAACAAGGGAAAGTTCGCCCGTGCTGAGCCGATATCCGCCCTGTACGAGCAAGGCAGGGTGGCTCACCAAGGCGCGCTTTATCTGCTGGAGAACCAGCTCATGGAGTACATCCCCGCGACGGCGAAGAAGTCGCCGGACCGGCTGGATGCCATGGTCTACGCCTTGACCGAATTGGGCGGAGCCGCGCCGCTTGGCATCCTTCTTCCTGGAGCCCGCTGATGGCCATCTTCATCCTCAAGGAGCGCGCAACCAGCCGCTCCATGGTGGTCCGTGCTCGCTGCACGTCCTGCGCCCGCACCGTGGCGGTCGAGAACGCTGGCGCTGAAGGGACGATGGTCTGGCGCGATCCCAACCTCTCATCTGTCGAACTGGTCCGCGAGACGGACAAGCCAGGCCTAATCCTGAAATCGGACTGACCATGACTGACAAACTCGACCTCGCGGTCAATCACGCGATGAGCAGTGCTATCGCGCGTGCGCGAATGAGCCTGCTGAACCAGGGCATCGGCCATGACGCCAAGCGGCCACAGGCATGGTGCGAGTATGGTTTCCCTCAGGAAATCACGTTCAACGACTTGTACACCATGTACCGGCGGGGCGGCATCGCCCATGGCGCGGTCGAGAAAATCGTCACCACGTGCTGGAAGACAAATCCGCAGGTCATCGAGGGCGACGATCAGGACCGCTCCAAGGACGAAACCGAGTGGGAGAGGAAGAACAAGCCGTTGATCGCAGGCGGCAGGTTCTGGCGGGCTGTCTCCGAAGCCGACCGGCGCCGCTTGGTGGGTCGGTATTCCGGGTTGCTCCTGCACATCAGGGATAGCCAGCCGTGGGATATGCCTGTCACGGGAAAGGTCAATGGCCTGGCGAAGGTCACCCCGGCCTGGGCTGGGTGCCTTAAGCCGAAGTCGTTCGACGAAAAGCTAGATAGCGAGACCTACGGGCAGCCCACCATGTGGGAATACACCGAGGCCTCCCAAGCCGGGCGCCCTGGCCTGGTGCGGGATATCCATCCGGATCGGGTGTTTATCCTCGGAGACTGGACCGGCGATGCAATCGGCCTCCTGGAGCCTGCCTACAACTCCTTCATCAGCCTGGAGAAGGTCGAGGGAGGCAGTGGCGAATCGTTCCTGAAGAACGCTGCACGTCAGCTCCTGCTGAACTTCGACAAGGAGATTAACCTCGGCGAGATCGCCAGCACCTACGGCGTGACGCTCGATGCGCTCAACGAACGCTTCAACGAGGCGGCGCGTCAGCTAAACCGCGGCAACGATGTCCTGCTTCCAACCCAGGGTGCGACCGTCACGCAGATGGTGTCCGCCGTTTCGGACCCTGGGCCTACGTACAACGTCAACCTGCAAACCGCCGCCGCCGGCGTCGACATCCCGACCAAGATTCTGGTGGGCATGCAGACCGGCGAGCGGGCGAGCAGTGAGGACCAGAAGTACCACAACGCCAGATGCCAGGCGCGCCGGGTGCAAGAACTGACGTTCGAGATCAACGACCTGTTCGCGCACCTGATGCGCATCGGCGTGGTTCCGCTGAAGGCTGAGTTCACCGCGATCTGGGATGACCTCACCGTGCCGACCAAGGCCGAGCGCTTGGCCAACTCCAAGACCATGAGCGAGATCAACAGCGCCGCGATCGGCACTGGCGAGCCCGTGTTCACTGCGGAGGAAATACGCGAAGAAGCTGGATACGACCCGCTCGAGGGTGGCGGCCCGCTGCCTGACACCGAACCGGAGGATGAAGATGCCGCGCGCACCGATCCTACCGGCGAGCAGCAGTGACCCGACCGGGGTAGATCGCCTGGAAAGGGGCGCAATGCGCGAGTTCGACAGGCGCATGCGGAAGATCAGGGATGGTTACGTGGCCGCCCTGGATCGAATCCCGGCCCAGCCGGTGGTGAACGAGCAGTACACCTACCGTCTCGACCAGGCCCTTCTCTCCGCGATCTTCGCCGACACCAACCTGATGGTCGACGAGATCCTGCAAGAGGGCGGGGAGCGTGACCTCTGGTTCTTCGAGTCCTACGTCGGGGTTGCCTACATCCGCGGGACTGCGCAGACCCACGCCAACCTGGCGCAGCAGTCGCCGGCGTATCGCGCTGGCCGGGAGTCGCTGGATGTGCTCCTCCGATCCGACGCCTACCGCGCGCGCATGGCGCTGCTTCGCGCTCGGGAGTTCGAGGAAATGAAGGGGCTGTCGGGCCAGGTCAAGGCCGACATGGCGCGCATCCTCGCCGAAGGCATGGGGCGCGGGAAGAATCCCCGGGAGATTGCACGGGACCTGACCGCCCAGACCGGCATCGAGGCGCGTCGAGGCCATCGCATCGCCCGCACCGAGGTCACTACCGCACTCCGAAGGGCTCGCTGGGACGAGAAAGACGCTGCTGAGGCCGATTACGGCGTCCAGTCGAAGCTGATGCACATGTCGGCCCTGTCCCCCAGCACAAGGGCCACCCATGCGGACAGGCACGCCAGGCTCTACACCTCAGATGAGGTTAGGGACTGGTACAGCCGAGACGGAAACTCGATCAACTGCAAGTGCAGCCAGGTCGAGGTACTGGTCGACGACGACGGGAACCCGGTTGTCCCGGCCATCGTCGAGCGTGCGCGCCGCAACTACCAAGTCATGAAAGCCAAAGGGCGCGGGCCCTGGGCGAAAGAGGATTGAGCCATGCCCATGCAGGTCAACATCACCACCCAGGTCAACAGCGCCAGTATTCGACGTGAGACCTACAACGGGCGCGAACACCTGGTTCTGCCGAGCTACACCCTGCCGGCCGGGGTGATCATGAACGGTGGTCTCTACACCGCCGAGCAGATCGATAAGCACTACCCAGGGCTGGAGGGAACGCTCGCGCCGCTCGGCCACCCGATGGTCGACGGGAAGTTCGTTTCGGCGTTCTCCCCTGAAGGGATCAACGTCGGGCATGTCGGCGCCTGGAACCGTAACGTGAAGAAGTCGGGCAACCGGGTCTACATGGAGAAGTGGGTCGACGTCGAGTTCGCCAAGTCCACGGACGGCGGTCGTGAACTGTTGCAGCGCGTCGAGGCGCTGGAGAAGGGGGAGGACGTCCCCCCGATCCATACCAGCGTTGCCGCATTCCTCAACCGCATCGAGCCGAACGAAAGCCAGCGTGCCCAGGGCGCGGAGTGGGTCGCCGACATCCAGAGCATGGACCACGACGCGATCCTGCTGCACGAAGTAGGGGCGGCCACTCCTGAGCAGGGCGTCGGCCTCATGGTGAACGCGGACCAGGCTGTCCCGCTTCAGCCGAACTCCGGCGCCTTGGTTGGCGAGTCCTACCGGGAGCGTGAGCAGCGCCTGGACCGAGCCGCAAAGGAGCGATTCGCCTCCGGCCCCGACCAGTACGCATGGGTTGCCGATTTCACCGATTCCCAGGCCGTGATCAGCCTCAACGGCGGTGTGACCGAGGTGTACGGCTACAAGGTCGAGGCAGGGAAGATCGTCTTCGACGAGTCCGGCCAGCCCGTTGTCCGGCAAGAGTCCTGGGTCGCCATGGTGGCCAACAGCATCAAGAACATTTTCACCCATCGTCAGGCTCGGCCTGATCAACCTGAGAAGGAGGGCGACATGCCCCTGACCCCCGAAGAAAAGGCCGAAATCGTGAAGGAAATCGGCACCAACACCTCCAACGCCATCAAGGAACTGGCGGACACCATCATCAAGCCCCTGGCCGACAAGGTTGACGGCCTGGTCGCCAACCACAAGGCCCTGGCCGACACGCTGACCGCCAACCAGCGCGCCGAGGAAGACAGCATGCGTGAAGCGGTCAAGGCCAAGTTCGGCGAGGTCATCGCCAACAGCCTGGCCGGCGACGCGCTCAAGGAAATGTTCAAGCAGTGCGGCGAGTCCGCCCCGCTGGGCGCCAATGCCGCCACCGACAAAGGCGGTCTCACCGCCGATATCGCCAACCTGCCGAAGGAGTAAGCCATGTCTCGCTATCGTCGCGTGAACATCGACGGCAAGTCGCTGTTCAAGACCGAAACCCGCAAGACCGCCGCGGCTCTCCTGCCCGGCACGTTCGCCGTGATCAATGGCAGCGACCTGTTTGCCCAGGCAAGCGCCAGCGTTGGCCGCCTCTACGTCATCGACTGCGCTCACCACGAAGGCCTCAGCATCCGCGATGCGGTTCCCGTCGGCCATTCGGCCGTTGGCAACTACGTCGAAGAGGGTCGCGAGCTCGCCGTGCTGTGCCCGGCCGGCACCTACAAGAAGGACACGCCGATCAAGCTCGGCACCAGCGGCCAGGGTGCTATCGCGTCGAGCGATACCGACACGGTCCTCGGGTACAGCCAGGACGATGCAGTCATCGCCTCCGGCGAAACCGACTTCATCCGCATCCGCTTCCGTGTCGGCAGTGTCGCCGCCCCGGCGCCCTAATAGGAGTACGGACACATGTTCCTCACCCAGCAAGCAATCGCCGCTCATCCTCGCCTGATGGGCCACTACCAGGAGTTGCAGGCCAACCGCAACATCTGGAACAACCAAAACGCCGCGATGATCACCCACCACCGCGGCGCCATGACCCCCGAAATGCTGGCCTGCAACGCGCTCGCCGGCCTGGGGCGTGAGTTCTGGGCCGAGGTCGACGCCCAGATCATCCAGTACCGCAACCAGGAAACCGGCATGGAGATCGTCAACGATCTCCTGCAGGTGCAGACCGTGCTTCCGATCGGCAAGACCGCCAAACTCTACAACGTGGTCGGCGACATCGCCGATGATGTGTCGGTGAGCATCGACGGCCAGGCCCCGTACTCCTTCGATCACACCGAGTACAACTCCGATGGCGACCCCATTCCGGTGTTCACCGCCGGCTACGGTGTCAACTGGCGCCATGCCGCCGGCATGAACACCGTCGGCATCGACCTGGTTCTGGACTCGCAGGCTGCGAAGCTCCGCAAGTTCAACAAGCGGATCGTTGCCTACACCCTGGACGGTGCCACCAACATCCAGGTCGAGAACTACCCGGCTCAGGGTCTGCGCAATCACCGCAACACCATCAAGGTCAACCTGGGCTCCGGCGCCGGCGGCGCGAACATCGACCTGACCACTGCCACGCCGCAGCAGATCATCGACTTCTTCACCAAAGGCGCATTCGGCCAAGCCGCGCGCACGAACAAGGTCGACGCCTACGACGTGCTCTGGGTTTCCCCGGAAATCAACGCCAACCTCGCTCAGCCGTACATGATCACCATGGGCGGCGGTGCGAATGCGGTAGTGGCCGGCACCGTGCTCGATGCGGTCATGCGCTTCATCCAGGCGCGCGAGGTTCGCCAGACCTTCGCCCTGTCGGGCAACGAGTTCCTGGGCTATCAGCGCCGCCGCGACGTGGTCACCCCGCTGGTCGGCATGGCTACCGGCGTTGTGCCGCTGCCGCGCCCGCTGCCGCAGGTCAACTACAACTTCCAGATCATGAGCGCCATGGGCATCCAGGTGAAGAAGGACGACGAAGGTCTGTCCGGCGTGATCTACGGCGCCAACTTGGCGTAAGGGGGCGACGTGCGCTACGAAGTGACCCGCGCCTGGCATGGCGTAAGCGTGGGCGACGTGGTGGAACTGGAGCACCTTCACCCGTCGCTGAAACCCAACGTGCGCCCCCTCGGCGGTGATTCTGTCCTCGAAGCAGCTACGCCGGCTGCAAGTTCGGATGTCGAGCAGAAACGCCGAGGGCGACCGCCGAAAACCGAGTGACCGGTGCGTGACGAGAGGCCGCCTGCGGGCGGCTTCGTCGTTTCTGGCCCCAGAAATGGGGCCTTCTCCTTCCAGGAATCGGACATGATCACAGTTGAACAGGCCCGGCAGTACCTGCAGAGCCAGGGCATCGACAATGTGCCCGATTTCATCCTTGCGGCGTGGATCGAGCAATTGCAGCAGATCCAGGACTGCCTGGATGCCCATTACCCGGCATCGACCGCGCTGCTGATTCAGGCCTACCTGCTGGCGCTATTCGCCCTGGCCCAGGCCGACAAGTACATCAGCAGCCAGACGGCCCCATCCGGCGCTTCTCGATCGTTCCGCTACCAGGCCTTTGCTGATCGCTGGAAGGCGCAGTTGGCCCTGCTGAACGCCCTGGACAAGTACGGATGTGCGACGGGGCTGATTCCCCCGAACCCAACCCAGACCGCACACGGCGGTCTTTGGATCGCGCGCGGTGGCTGCATGTGTGGTGACTCATGAGCACGACAGCGAATTGGAGTTACACCAACACTGCGACGGTTCGGCCGTTCCTGCACTTCGACCTTTCGACACAGGAGGCCGTTTACGGCCCTGACTACGAGATCGCTTGCACCTGGGTAGCGAAGGGTGAACAGGTCCGCGACAACAACGGCGCCGAGTTCGTGTCGCGCCACCAGATCTACACCGAAGACCGCCGGCCGAAGTACCTGGACCTGATCCAGTTCGACGGCTCCAGCGGTTGGGAAGAGATTCGCTCGGTGACGAACTGGGACATGTCCTTCTTCGGCGAGCAGCCGGACTTTCTACTGGTGACCTGACATGGCAATCCAAGGCATCGACCGCGTGCGGCGGAATCTTCGTGTGGCTGTCGAAAACATTGCCGGCGGCGTTTCCGAGCGCGCTGTTTATGAGGTGCTGAGCCAGGGGGCGACAATGGCGCAGACCATGACACCGATCGACACATCGACTCTGGTCAACAGCCAAACGGCCCCCCAGATCACTGTTGGCCCCAACGGGGTCGAGGGTAGCGTCGGTTACACCGCTGCCTACGCAGCAGCAGTCCACGAAGCACCAGGCACTCTCGCCGGCCAGCCACGGGACGAGAACGACCCTAGCCGGGGTGACTACTGGGACCCAAATGCGGAGCCTGAATTTCTCACGAAGGGCTTTGACCAGATCATTCCAGCAATCCCGGCCATCCTCCGCAGGACCTACCGCGTATGACCCCCTACGACGCCTTCCAGGATTGGCTGGCATCGATCCTGGGCGAGGGCTACCAGTACAGCCGTGGGATGTGGGTCGACCACCCTTCGCTCGACTCGGCATTCATCGCAGCGATCCAGCAAACCGGCGGCCCCCCGACTCAGGTCGACATTCGTCGCCTGCGGTTCAAGGTGATCCTCCTCGGCCCGAAGGGCGTCCGGAAACACGTTGTCGACGTCGGCAACTCAATCGAGACCCTGGCGCAGGCAGCGCTTGGCGACAGCGCCCCCTGTGGCGCCGCATCTGTTCGGGCAATCGGCGAGCCGATAGGGCCCGGATACACCACCGAAAACCGGGCCTGGTACAGCCTGGACCTTGAAGTTCTCTATTAATCAGGAGGCCAGACATGGCTTGCAAGAAGCTCAAATTTCCGGGCCGCGACGTCGTGCTCGAGTATTACATCGGGTGCGGCGATGCGCTGCCGGCGGAGAATGACTGGCGCCGTTTTGGGTCGCTCCGCACGAAGGAATTCACCGTCGAGTGGGACACCATCGACGCGACTGATTCCGACTCGGTTGGCGCACTGCGGGAGAACCTGGCCAGTTTCCAGACGCTGACCATTTCCGGTGACGGTACCGTGAAGGCCTCCGGTGCCGGCGCGCAGAACCTGATCGACCTGACGAAGCATGTCGTGAAGCCGGACGCGACCGGCGGACAGCCTGTTGTCTGGATGCGCATGACCTTCCCGGACCTGACCTTCACCGCATTCATGCTCATCAGCAACCTCAGTCGCTCCGCGCCGTACGACGATGTCACCACCTACAGCTTCGAGGCTTCGGCGACCGCTTCCGACTTCGGCCTGATCGTCGAGGATACCCCCGACGCGGATGCGCCGGACCCGACCAGCATTCAGGTCGTGCCGGAGACCCTCTCGCTTACCGTTGGCGAAGGCTTCAACTTCGAGGGCGTCGTGCTGCCTGTTGGCGCTCCGCAAGGCCTGCGCTGGACTTCCAGTGCGCCGACCGTGGCCGCGGTGAGCGCGGTTACCGGCGAGGTGAGCGCTCTGTCGGCCGGTACCGCCACGATCACCGCCGCTTCCAGCGTCGCCCCGGGCGTCACCGATACCGCAACTGTCACGGTCATCCCGCTGGTGCAGGGCATTACCGTCTCGCCGACCTCCGTCTCGATCGCTGAAGGCGCCAACCAGCAACTGACCGCCGCTGTATCTCCGACCGGTGCGGCTCCCGGCCTGGTCTACGAAAGCGCGGCGCCGGCGATTGCCACCGTGAGCTCGACCGGCCTGGTGACCGGTGTTGATGTCGGTACCACCACGGTGAAAATCACCAGTGCGGCGCGGCCGTCGGTGAGCGTGACCGTTCCGGTAACCGTCACTGAGCCGTGATCCTCACCGAGATCGGTGAGATAGGCGTACACACGGCCTCGGGGGAGTTCTTTCTCCTGCGGCCGTCCCTGTACGCCATGACCCAGCTCGGTACGCCGGCCGAGATTGTCGACGTCTTCGCGCGCGTCATGAGCGACCCGATCACCGAGAAGCATCAGGCTGACCAGTTCGCCGACGCCCTGGCCGTGGTGGTGGCCTGTAGTGAGCAGGACCTGTCCGACGTGTTTGGCTACTACGACCAGGACCTGGTCTACCGGCCAGGAACTGCGGACGTCGAGCACCTTGTGCCTCTCGCGCGCTGCCTGCTGAAGCACGGCGTCACCGGGGCGCTTCCGCCGCTTCCCAGGCGCCATGACGAAGAGCCGAACTACTCGGCGGAATTCGTGGCGCGGGAGTACGTCGCGACTGCGATAGCGCATTTGGGGCTCAGCGAGCGCGACGCATGGTCCATGACCATGACCGGCCTGATCGGCGCTCTGCGCGCGAAATACCCCCCAACCGAATCGAACGCTCCGGGCGCCAGAGCCCCGACCGCGGAAGAGCATGACGCGACGATGGAGTGGTTCGACAAGATCGAGGCCAAGCGCAAGGCGCGGGCGAAAGGAGCACCCTGATGGCTGAGAATGTCGGCAGCATCTACTACACCGTCGAGGCGGATACCTCTGGCCTTGTAAACGGCACGAATGCTGCTGACCGTTCATTGGATCAGATGCAGGCAACCATGCGGCGTGCTGATAGCGAGGCGGCACGTCTCAACACGACTGTCACCAAGCTTTCGTCGGCTATTAAGACGATCATCGCGGCGTCAGCGCTCCGCGAGATGGCCAGCATGGTCCAGTCCTATCAGGAGATGGCTGACAGGGTTCGTCTGGCGTCTGCAAGCCAGGAAGAGTATGAAAACGTACAGGCCAGACTGCTCCGTACCGCCAACGGGACATACCGAGCGCTCTCCGAGGCGCAGGAACTCTACATCAGCACTTCTGCAGGCCTGAAAGCTCTCGGATACGACACAACGTCTGCACTGGATGTGATGGATTCGCTGTCGTATGCATTCGTGACCAATGCGACCAAGGCGGATGCAGCAGAGGCAGCGATCAGCCAGTTCTCCAAGGCAATCAACACCGGCAAGGTTTCGGCTGACCAATGGGAAACAATCTCCAGCGCAGTCCCGTCTGTTATTGAGGATATCGGCGCCGCTGCAGGTAAGACGGGGGCGGAAGTCAGGAGTCTTGGTGCGCAGGGGCAATTAACGGCGCAAATGCTCACCGAGGGTCTACGTAAGTCCTTAGAAGAGAACTCCAAGGCAGCCGCCGGCATGTCCAATAACCTGACCGATGCAGGGGTCAGGATTCGCACTGCATTTACTCAAGTCCTTGTTTCGTTGGAAGACCAGACTGGTGCCCTTCAAACATTCACCAATGGTCTTATTTCGGCTGCTGATGCGCTTCTTGAGTTCGGGCTTGACTCGGAAAAAATGGCAGCATTTCTCGACACTGCAACAGTCGCAGCAGCTTCTCTGGCCTCTGTTGTGGCTGGGCGTCTAGTTACCTCCCTGTATGCAGCAGGTGCGGCCCAAGTGCAAAGATTGCGGGCAACGCTTGAGCAGATAGCAGCTGATCGGAATGCTGCTATAGGTGCACTGCGCCGGGCAGAGGCAGAGAAGGCGGCGGCCGCCGCGGCTGTCGCTCTGGCTCAGGCGGACTTGAATGCCGCTAGGGGTTCGAATGCCCACGCAACAGCTCTAAACGCGCTGCTGGCCGCTAAAGAGCGCGACTTGGCCGCCACAAGGGCACTAACGGCTGCTCAAACAACGCTGAATGGTGTAGCAACCACCGGGACAGTGGTAATGGGAGGCCTTCGAGCGGCAATGGCGTTCCTCGGCGGACCGCTTGGGGTTGTTCTGTTGGCCGCAACCGCGATCGCAATATTTGCAACGAATGCACGGGAGGCGAAAGAGCCTACGGACCTTCTAACTCTGTCCGTTGAAAAGCTTGGACAGGCACAGCTGAAGGTTGCGCGACTGGATATCGACAAGCGAATCCAGGCAGTGAGCGACAAGCTCAAACTGCTTGGGGAAAACTATGCGTTCGCGGCAAAAGAAGCCCAGGGCTCTGGTCGAAGGGCCAATCGGTACGCTGAAGATGCCGTGCGTATCCAAGGCGCGGTCGAGGAGCTTACGCAGGAGCTTGACCAGCTACAGAAAAAACGTTCAGACGTCGACGCTGCCCTGGATAAAAAGAGTTCATCCCCATCCGGTAATGGCCCGGGTCGCCAGGCAAACCCGGAGGATACAAAGGCTCTCCAGAATCTTCGCGACGAGGCTGAACTATCTGCTCTCGCGGGTGAAGAACGGGCGAAGCTTGCCGCGCGCAAAAAGCTCAGTGCTGATGCCACAAAAGAGGAGATCGCGGAGGCGGAGCGTCTCGCTGTCCAGATATTCCGCAACAGCGAAGCGCGGAAGCAAGAGAAGAAGTCAGCCTCTGATACCGCCTCTACGGTCAAAAAGTCGATGGAGGATCAGCGTCGCGCTGCCTTGGACAATGAGAAGACTATCGGAGACCTTTCCCAGCAACTGGCACAGGCTGGACTGAAGGGAAAGGAACTGGCAGAAGCTGGGGCGCAATCTCGCCTTAATCCATTCGCCACGCCGGAGCAGGTCGCCCAGGTCCGCGCGCTCGCCGCAGCTCTGTACGAAGCGCAACAGGTCGAAGCCAACAAGCAGTTGCTGGGGCAGATGGACCCGATCGCCGGCGAAGACCAGCGCTACCAGACCGAACTGGAGAATCTGAAAAAGCTGAACGAGGCCAAGTTGCTCGAGGACCAGCGCTACCTGGAACTCAAGGCGCAGGCCGAGCAACAGCACGATGCCACGATGAAGCAACTGGAGGAGGAGCGATTCCGCCGCCAGGCTGCCGGCAACGAGATGATCATGGCAACGCTGGATCAGGTGCAGCAGGCCGGCACGAACGCTCTGACAGGGCTGATAACCGGGGCGAACAACGGTGCTGACGCCATGCGGCAACTGGCCGGCGCCATGCTGAACCAGGTCGTGGGCGCCCTCGTCAAGGTCGGCATCGAACAGGCGAAGAACTTCATCATGGGGCAGGCCCAGCAGGCGGCTGCGGCGACGACAGCCGCAGCGACAGGTGCAGCTATGGCTTCTGCCTACGCGCCAGCCGCCGCTGCCGCCTCGGTTGCGTCATTCGGTGGGGCGGCAACGGCTGGCCTGACCGCAATGGCGGCTGCTATCCCGGCGATGCTCGGCATGTTCGCTGGCGGCCGACAGTACGGCGGCCCCGTAGGGGCTGGTGGCATGTACCGCATCAACGAGAACGGCGCGCCAGAGGTATTCCAGGCTGCGAATGGCCGGCAGTACATGCTGCCGAACACGCGAGGCGAGGTGATCAGCAACGGCGACGCCACCGCACAGGGATCGCCGCAGATCAGCCTGCAGATCATCAACAACGGTCCTCCGGTTTCCGCCACCACCACCATGGACGGGAACAACCTGCGGGTAACTCTCGATGCGGTCGAGCAGGACTTTGCCAACAAGGTTTCGTCCGGCCAGGGGCTTTACCCGAAAGCAATCGAAGGCGCATATGGATTCAAGAGGGCGGGGCGATGATCAAATGGCCTGATGGCCTTCCCTTCCCGCTCAGGGAGGGGTACGGCTTCAAGACGGTAGAGCCTATGGCCAGGACGTCCCTCCAGAGCGGTCGGGCACGCTACAGGCGGAACTTCAGCAATGTGCCGGTCGCACTGGAGGTTTCCTGGCTGTTCACTGCTGAGCAGGCCCGGCTGTTCAAAGGGTGGTACCGAGACGTCCTGAAAGACGGCGTCAAGTGGTTCGAGTGCGATTTGCGTACGGAAGAGGGAATCGTTCCGTGCAACCTGCACTTCGAGGGGATCTACGACGGTGGCTATCTCGTCGGGCGCGACCACTGGCGTTTCAACGCAACCGTCGTGATGCGAGAGCGCTCGATCATCGACCCAGGCTGGGCCGAGATTCTGCCCGAGTACATCCTCCTCGCCGACATCTTCGACATCGCGATGAACAGGGAGTGGCCTCGACATGGCGACGGCTCTTGAGCGCTTCTATGCCTCCGGCGGTGAAGACCTGCAGTTCGCCACGGTCGAGTTGTCATGCCCGGCGTGGCCGGAGCCTATCCTCATCTGCCAGGGCTATGACGACCTCACCTGCATGACCGAAGACGGGCGGCTGCTGACGTTCATCGCCGGTGCGATCGATGTATCGATTCCGAAGCGAGACAACAGCGGAAACCAGAACGTTGGATTCGCAATCGACAACGTGACCGGATTCGCACAGCAGCGTATCAACGAAGCCCTGGAGGCGGGGGAGTATGTGACCCTGATACTGCGGATGTACCTGGAAAGCGATCTCACAGCGCCTGCTGAGCGGCCATACCGCATGAGGGTCAAGACGCCGGGTTTCGAGGGGCTCACTGTCCAGGTGGAGGCCGGTTACTACGACCTCATCAACACCGCCGCGCTGCGGCGCATCTACAGCGTGTCGGAATTCCCTGGCCTGAAGTACTGGCCCTGATCCCATGCCGAACAGATACCTCACCGCCATCTATACCGAGGGCGGGCGGGCCCTGCCGTGCCTTGACTGCTGGGGCCTGACGCTCATCGCGCGAGTTGAGCTGTTCGGACTGCCGATGCTGACCGACTTCGGCGGCGTCACGCGACTCACCCCGGTTTCGATGCAGCGGGCGTGCGATATGGAGATCCAGCGCGCGCTTGAGCAATGCGAGCCAGGGCCTGGGGTCATCGCTGCGGCCTACAGAGGGCGGCTGCTCGATCACGTAGGCCTGCTGGTCGATGTAGATGGACGCCTGCGGGTTCTCGAAATCAATCCGGGTAGCGGGGTGTCGCTCACCCCGCTCCAGAAGTTCTCCGACAAATATTCCAAGGTGGTCTTCTACCGTGATCGAAATCTACCCATCGCTCCTTGACGGAGAACCGCTGGAGCGGCATCCAATCGCCCGCAGGATGACGATCCATGCCTGGCTGACCGCGAATTCGCCTGGGTACCGCTGCCACGACGTTCACCCGTTCTCCATCGGTTTTGTCCCCGCCGAGGTTGCGCTCTGCGGTGATCTGACCGACAAGCAGAAAAAGGCGCATGAGGAGTTCGTCCATCCCGGTGAGTGGGCCGAGCGCATCATCGACCGCGGCGACATCGTTCGGATCTACAAGCTCCCTCGCGGGACCGATCCGTTCACCATTACGGCGGCATTGTTCAAGGGCGTCCAGTCGGCATTCCGGATGCTCATGCCGCAGTTGCCCGGCATGCCCACAAACCCGGGGCAGGGCGAGTCACTTGCCGACTCCAGCGCGCGAGGGAACAAGGTCAAGTTGGGCGATGCAATCCGCGAAGTCGCTGGCCGTCGCCTGATCTTCCCCGACTACATCCTGCCGCCCAGGAAGTATTTCGCTGGCCCTCGTGAGCAGTGGACCGAAATGCTGCTGTGCATCGGTCGTGGTCGGTTCCAGATACAGGAGGGCGGGGTCAAGATCGGCGATACCACGTTCCTCGCGCTCGGCGCGGAAGCCTCTTTCCAGATTTTCGAGCCAGGCCAGAGTCTTGGTTCCCACCCATCCGCCATCTGGTGGCACTCCGCGCCGGAGGTGGGCGCTAGCTCGACAGGTAATGCTGGCCTGGAACTCACCGAGTCCTCGACGCTGACCCCGAACCCAACCGCAACGACCTTCACGTTCTCGGGGAGCAACATCATTATCCCGTCTGGCGCCGGCTCGTTCCCGTCTGACTGGGTTGCCGGAACGATCCTGCGAGTAGAGGCGCAGTATCCGTACACCGTCGTCGACGGCGGTGGAAGCGCGCGCGACACGATCTCGGGCGATATCGCGCAGCTTGGCCTGTCTGTCGGGACTGAGATTCAGGTCGTCGGCGTTAACTCGGGGCTCTACGTCGTAAACACCGTCAACTCCACAAACCTCACGCTGAACTACGACAGCGGCGCCCCCGTAAATGCCCTGCAGGTGGGTGCCGGTGATGCCGCAATCGGTCTGCGCGGGCTCCGGTTCCGAATCACTGCGTATAGCGCCCAACAGATCACGGTAGAGCGCCTGACGTCTGCGGGGGCTACCGATCCCAGTTGGCCAGGCTTCTCCCCGCTCAACTCCAGTACGTCCTGCATCACCGTTGATACCTCGAACTCCGAGGGAGGTTGGCGAGGCCCATTCCCGGCGTGCCCAGCGGGCGAGAAAACTAGCGTTGTCGAGTGGGACATCTTTTGCCCGAACGGTTTGATCTTCATCGACCGGAAGGGCAACCAGATTCCGTTGAGCGGCTACTACACGGTCCAGTACCGCGATATGGATATCGGCGGCGCATGGACCTCGCTCGACTACCAGCATAATGGCGCCACGCTCGATCAAATCGGGTTCACGACGCGGCTGAATCTCCCGTACGCCATGCGTCCAGAGATCCGCATGCGGCAGCGATACCCCATCGGGAAAAACGAATTGGAGTTCCGTGACACGCTGCAATGGTACGGCCTGCGTTCGCAGCTCCAGGCGCCGACCTCATACGCTGGCGTGACGGTGCTCGCGGTTCGGTATCGGTCCTCTGATCGCATATCCGCACAGACCGAAAGCCGCGTCTCGGTAGAGGCTACTCGCATGCTTCCAACCCGCCAGGACGGAACATGGACGCCTGAACTCGCAACGCGAGACATCGTCCCGTTCCTCTGCTACATCGCGAAGGAGCGCGGCTACACCGATGCGGATCTCGACCTCGACGAGCTGGATCGGCTGGACGCAATCTGGAAGGCCCGCGGCGACACGTTCGACATGATCTACGAGGACGGCAAGATCACCGTCGCGCAGATCATGGACGACGTGCTTGCAGCCGGATATGCGGAGAAGACCATTAAGCGCGGCGTGATCTCTGCTGCCCGAGACGAGCCAAGGACCACATTCGGGCACATGTACTCGCCGCAGAACATGGATGGTCCGCTGAAGATCAGCATCAGCGCTCCGTCTGAGGACGACTACGACGGCGTCGATGTAGAGTTCGTCAATGCCAACGGCTGGATCGAAGATACCGTCCAGTGCCGCCTTCCCGGCGATGTCGGCAGGAAGGTCGAGAAGATCACGGCTGTCGGCGTGACAGACCGAAACCGGGCGTGGCGATACGGAATGCGCCGCAGGATGGCGCAGCGATATCGGCGAACAGAGTATTCGTTCGATACCGGCCTCGACGCACTGAACAGCGAGTTCTGGGATTATGTGGCCCTCGCCGGCGATGTTCCAGGCCCTGGGCTGGCGCAGAGCGCATATCTGAAATCGTTCGTGATCTCGGGAAACTCGGTGCTGATCGAGTCCAGCGAGCCGCTCGATTGGTCGCTGCTGAACTCTCCGGCGCTGTACCTACGACGCCCAGACGGAACGGTTTCCGGTGGCTACCCGGCATCCAGGATCGACGACTACCGGCTGAGCATTCCCAGCATCGATTTCGTCCCAGATGTTTCCTGGGAAATCGAGCCGCCGCACATACTGCTCGGAAACCCATACCCGGCTCTGATCAGTTCCATAGACCCCAACGGCAATACCGCTGCGTCCGTTCGTGCGGTGAACTACGACCCCAGGGTCTACACCTACGACAACGCCAGCGCCCCCAACTGACCGCACACACAAATCCAGAGCCCGCCATAGAGCGGGCTTTTTCATGCCCGGAGAATTTGCATGACGACCTACGCCACCGGTAACCCGCTGGGCTCCAAAGACCCGCGTGATCTGTACGACAACGCCGAGAACTTCGACGCGGCGATGAACGACCGGGTAAATACCACGTGGAATGATCGTTTCGGCGTTACGCGTCCTACCCTGAAAGGGTATGAGGAACAATTCAATTATTTTCTGGCTGGCTCAGGATTTGAAAATCCACCATTGATATATGTTGATGGATCTCCTTTGACTGTTGACAGGGCTACTCAGATTATAGATAGGGGTGGCAATCTTTATAGTGTAAAACTTCCATCTTCGTTCCCTGTAGTTCTTTCTGGAAATTGGTCTGAAGATGAAGGTTTACTTGTTGTACGTGGCGATCAGTCTCTTCGCCAAGAAATAACTAGCACTTCTCCAAGTGAAGGTTCTTCCATCATTGGTAATTCTACCGTCTCTGTTTCTTCTGTCGCTGATATAAAAAATCAGACAAAGAGAGCGGATCTCAAACTATCTTTGTCCTCCTATCATCCTCTTGGAAAATCAGGCGGTGGGACCTTCATTTGGAGTCCATCAACTCCAAAGTCTAATCATGATGGAGGAACAATTTTTAGTCCAACCGTTCCATGGGATGGTTCTCAGTCAACTCTTTCCGACTACCTAGATGGAGAAGGCGAAACAGACCCTTCTGGATCTGGCTGTTGGTTAAGGATTTTCGATGAAGTTAAGTTGGAATATTTTGGTGGACTAATAAGTGAGACTATAGATTCTTCAGCATCTTTTTTGGCTGCAATTAAATATTGTTTGTCAAACAATAAAGAGCTTAATCTTCCAGATGGTGTTGTTCGCCTTAATTCTCCTGCTGTAATTAATGGATCTACCACTCTTTTCTCTTCTGTTAAGATTCGAGGAACCTTCAAGACGAGTGGAGTATCTGCTGGGTATGTGGTAAGCCGAGTAGGAAGCCTTATCTATACTGACGGTAACAGCGCTCTAGACATTTCGTTCAACGACTTTAGGAATGAGAACTTTGATATCCGTGGAGTTGCATTTGTAGATACATCATTCTATCCTCCGGGAACTCCTGCAAGCTCTAATCCTGCGATAATTATTAGAAAGGGTAATCCTGACGGCAGCAGCAATCGATATATAACTGGTAACGTTCTTGAGGACGTTGCTTTTGTTAGCTATCAAGATCCTATTAAGACCATAGGTGTAGCTGCTGGTCTTCCTGCATATAACTATGTTGGGCCTACTTCGTTTAATCGTGTGTACTTCTACAGGTGCGGAACAGTTATGCACCTGCAAGACTGCACATATAATCATCTTTTCATGAATGAGTGCCTTTTGTTTGATATTTCGTCTCAGGCAATATTCTTGACTAAGACTGATAGCGGCACCGGTGGAAACGTAGTCGTAACCTTCAACAACTGCGTATTCGAATCAATTTGGGGCATCATGAATACTGCAAACGGACTTACATCCTCCTCAATGCGAAACACAGCAGTATTTAACTCGTGCAATCGTGAATTCTGCGGCCTTTATGGACCGACTGGTGGTGGCGGAAACTTTGCAGGCAGCCCGCTTGGGTATGTCGGGCATACTGATGTAATGATCAATGGCAATTGGGAGAGAGGCCAGGCGTTTGGTGAAACTGCCTTGCCAGCGATTGATTCTGGCGCTGTTGTTTTTGCTAGCAGGTACGTTGATGTTCTCATGAATGGCGGTCAAGTTGGGTCGCCAGAATATGTCAACGTCGTTGACGTTAGCGGAACGATTCCAGCATCTGGCAGCCTGACAAAAACTTTCAATGTTAGCGGTTCGTTTGTATTGAATGCTGACATCGCATATGACGACGGGTTTGGCGGCCACCAGAGCGTTGTTGCCTACGGCAACCCGACTGGCTCAAAGGCGAGGGACGTGACGGGTACGATCATTTCTGCTGGCCTGACTGCAACCTACGGCGATGGCCCATCTGGCGCGGCGTTCACGGTAACGTTCAACAACGGTACCGCGTCGCCGATCAATGTGAAGATCCGAGTCACGAACAAAGCCGGCCTGATCGTTACTGTTTCATGAGATGCAGCCCGAGACTCTATGACCAGCCCGCACTCTGAACTGACCCCAGAAATTTGGACAGTCTCTATGCGGGCTTTTTTGTGCCTGGAGATCAGCATGCCTATCACTGAGCAGCAACTGCTGCAAATCCTCCCGAACGCCGGCCCTCGCGCCGGCGTTTTTGTTGGTGCGCTGAACCGCGGGATGACGCGCTTCGGTATCACGTCGCCTGTGCGAGTCGCCGCGTTTCTGGCCCAGATAGGCCATGAAAGCGGCCATCTGACCCGCCTGGTGGAGAACCTCAACTACAGCGCGCGCGGCCTGGCTGCGACCTGGCCGATTCGCTACCTCGGCGCCGACGGGCAGCCCAACGCGTTGGCGCAGCGCCTGGCGCGCAATCCTCGGGCCATCGCCAACAACGCCTACGCCTCGCGCAACGGCAATGGCGACGAGGCCTCCGGCGACGGCTGGCGGTACCGCGGGCGCGGGCTGCTACAGATCACCGGCCGGTCGAACTACCGCGCCGCCGGCGCCGGGCTGGGCCAGCCGCTGGAGCAGGAACCAGAGCTGCTCGAGCAGCCGGAATTCGCTGCGCTGTCGGCGGCCTGGTGGTGGTCGACGCACGATCTGAACGAACTGGCCGACCGCGGTGAGTTCGCCGCCATCACCCGCCGGATCAACGGCGGCATGAACGGCCAGGTAGAGCGCCTGGCGCTGTGGGAGCGGGCGAAGAGGGTGCTGTCGTGATCTCGGCCCGTGTTGTCTCGATCATGCTGGCCTGCCTGCTGCTGGTCGGCCTCGGCGCCGCCGGCGGTGTCTGGCTCGGCGCGCGGCACTACCGGCCTCAGCTCGACCAGGCCGCCCAGGACCTGACGGCCTGTCGCGCGGCCCGGGGCAACCTGGAGTCCCTGGTAGGCCAGCAGAACGCGGCCATCGCCGGCCTGGCTGATCAGGCCGAGCAGCGCCAGGCGAAGGCCGCCCAGGCGGTTGTCGATGCTCAGCAGCAGGCAGGCCAGCGCTTCGCCGCCGCGCAGCGCCTGCAGCAGGAGCGCGCCGAGGGTGATCAGTGCGCAGCGGCAGAGGCGGTCATCGACAAGGAACTGGGGCTATGAAGCTGCAGGCGTGGCGAAAGGTGCAGGTGGTGCAGGTGGTGCAGGTGCTGGGGTTGGTGTTCGCGCTGGCGGGATGCGCCGGCCGGCAGGAAGCCGAGCCGCGCACGGTGCGCGTAGATGTGCCGGTGGCGGTGCCTTGCCGAGTGCCGGCGGTGGAGGTGCCGGCCTGGGCAACCGCTGGGCTGAAGAAGAGCGACGATATCCAGACCAAGGTCCGTGCGTTGCTCGCCGAACGCTTGCAGCGGATCGGTTACGAGGCGCAACTGCTGGCGGCCAACAAGGCCTGTCAGGATTAGGAGTAGACTACGGCCTTTTCCTACGAGGGCAGGGCATGCTGGTGATTCGATTCAAGGGCTGGTCGGTGAAACTCGACCACCAGGTGGGCAGCGCTGGGAAGTTCGGCATCTGGTCGTTCCACGGCTCGGAGAGCAGCTACGTCCCGGACATGGAGACGATTCTCCGGCATGCTGCTATTCGGCCTGCGGAGCCGAAAGAAGGCGGGGAGGTCGAGGTATTCATCTGTGATTCGCGTATGCCGCAGGACGAATGGCGGGCGGTAGGGACCGGCGTCGCGGCTTATGAGTCGGACCGCTGA